TTAATGATTTAAATAAAATTAAAGATAAATTATATCTATTATTAAGTTATAAAGATTTATTAAATTTAAATCATGATTTTGAAGGGTTAGGTATAAATATTAAACTAAATATTTTTGATATACTTAATCACAGTTATGATTATAAACATGATATTTTTGATATATTTAATTTAATTGAACAAAATTATGTTGATATATTAAAATTAGATTTAAATAAAGAAGATTTAAATAAAGATATAAAAGATAAATTAAACCATTTTTCACGTTTTAATAGAGAAGAATGTATAAAAAAATTAGAATTAATTGTTTTTAGTAAATATAAAATACAAGATTTAGATGATGAAATAATAATATCTATTTATATAAGTCTTGAAAGACTTATTTAATATTAATAGATGTTGAAGAACTTAAAGAACTAATAGAAGAACTATCATCATCTAAATCACTTCCAAAAGGTTCAAAACCTACATTAAAATTATCATTTATTTTTGATAAGATTTTAGGGTCAAAATCTTCTATTTCTGTTTTAATATCATCTCCTCCAGTTTTTTTAATTTCAATAACTTTCTTAATATTATCAAATATTTTCCATTTAGATACATTCAAATAATAACATGAAATAGTTGAAACTATATATAAAATTACTATTAACAATAAATTATTCATATTATATAGAGAATATGGTTCTATATAATAATTTTCACCATTTTCCTCAATATATCTCTTAATTTTATTATATTCATATACTTGAATTACACCAAAAATTACTATAGTAATTATTAGAGAAATAAAATAATATTCCATTATTCTAATAAATTCATAATAATATATTCAAATATTATTAACGCATCATATAAATATATAAATAAATATTAATAATATTATATAAGGATGAAATTGGAATTAAAGAAATTTAATCCACAAGATATGAAACAAGACGGAATAATTTTATTAATAGGAAAAAGACGTTCAGGTAAATCATTTTGTTTAAAAGATTTATTATCATATCATAAAGATATACCTGTTTGTGTTATAATTTCACCAACAGAAGTTAGTAATCAATTTTTTCAAAAATTCGTTCCAAATATTCTAATATATGACGATTATGATCCAGAAATTATTCAAAGATTTTTAGATAGACAAATTAAAGTTACTAAACAAAGAAATGAAGAAATTAAAAAATATGGAAAAAGTGATATTGACCCACGAGCATTTATCATATTAGATGATTGTATGTTTAATTCAAGTATTTGGCAAAAAGATAAAAATATTCGTAGTATATTTATGAATGGACGACATTATTCAATATTAACTATAATTACATCACAAACTCCATTGGGATTAAATCCATCATTAAGAAGTCAAATAGATTATGTTTTTATTTTTAAGAATAATGTAATAAAAGAAAGAGAAAAAATTTATAATCATTATGCTGGTATATGTAATTCTTTTGAAGTTTTTAATAAAATTATGGATAATACAACTGCTAATTTTGAAGTAATGGTTATTGATAATACTACACAGGAAAATAGTATTACAGAACAAATTAAATGGTATAAAGCAATAGATAAAAGTTTTAAAATGTGTTCTCCTGAATTATGGAATTTATGTGCTTTAGAAGAACAAAAAAAACAAAATAAATTATTTTATGACGATGATGAAGAAAATGAAGAAGATTTTAATCCAAATATGTTTATTAAAAATAATAATAAAATTAAATTAAATATTAAAAAGAAAATTTAGGGTTTATTTATTAATTAATTTTTGTTTGAATATAAATCATTTAAAAAAATAAATTTCATTTTATCTTGTAATTTTAAATCATTTTTTATCAATTTTAATATTTGTAATAATAAATGAAAGAAAAAATATTAGGAGCATTATTAGTTGGATTTGTATATTCATTAAGTAATAAACTAGGTAAAGATTTATGGAATGCTAGAATTATTTGTAATAAAATTGAATTAAAGAATATTAAATAATATAAATAAATAATGAATACGGATATTATAAATACATTATTTTTTACAATTGTATTTATAAAAATAATGATATTTATAAAATTAATATCATTATTTTTATAAATACAATTGTAAAAAATAATGATATTAATTCTATGAATGTTATGGAATTTATAAAAATTACTATGGAAATAGTTGAAAATTTGGAAGATAAACAAAGTAGTGAAAAAAAATTAATAGTTATAAGTGTATTAGAAGATTTTATTAAATTACATGATAATTATTCATTATCTATTGATATTCAAAGATTAATAGATAATGGTTTTATTTCTTTAATGATAGAAGCATTTGTTTTCGCATCTAAAAATAAAATTAATATAAACCTTAAAAAATGTAATAAATGTTGTTTTATTTGCTAATAAGTTTTTTTATTAATTCTTGTTTAGTAAGATTAACTTTTTTAGTAATTTTAATATTATTTTCTTTTAATATTTTTTTAAAATCTTCTAATTTTATTTTTTTATTAATAGTAATATCCTTATCTTTTAATTTCTTATGTAATTCATCATTATTAATAATAACCATCTTAGTAATTTTAATCTTATTTTTTATAGCGATTTGTTTTAATTCTTTTAATGTATATTTATTATATTTATTACCACCTTTTGTTGATGTAATATCTTCATAAAGTGGTAATAATTCATCATCTTCTATATTGTTTGCAACATAATATAAACTTATAAATCTTAAATCATTATTTAACCATTTTATTTGTTTTTTTATTAAATCATTAAAAAATTTAAATTTAAATTCTTTTTTTTTTAAATAAGCATCATATATTTCATCATATATTTTTGTAAAATTTATTCTATATTTTTTATTACTATTTGTTATAAATAAAAAATAATATTTTTCTTTAATATCTTGTTTAATTATTCTAGATATTATATCAAATATATTACTTTTAATATGTATTATTTCATTTTTTTGTTCATTTTTTTGTTCATTTTTTTGTTCTTGGTCAGGGAATAATTCAGTGATTATTTCGGTTTCTATATTTTTGTCTTTAATTTTTAATTCTATTAATTTTCCGTTATTTACTAAAAATTCATATATATATAAAAATGCATCTTGTTCTTCCTTTAATAATAAATTTAATGCTTCATACAAATTTGGTTTTAAATTACTTTGTTTTAGAATATTATTATAATTATCTAATAATTCCGGATTAAAATTATTGATTGGATCATTTTCTTCAAGTATATTATTCCTTATTATATTACTTTTTATATATTTATCAATATAAAATCTATGATTTGATATTATATTTATATCATTAATATAAATATAATAAATAATTTTATTAGTATATAATAAATAATATTTTTTGAGAATTTGTAATTCAAAAAGTTTCACATTAATATATTCACTATCAATATCTATTAAAAAATTTTTTGATATTTCTCTTATACTAGACAAATTTGGTTTTATATTACTATATATTATATGATTTATATTTTCTATCATTGAAATATCAAAATTTTCTATCATTGAATTACCAAAGTCTCTGCTAATTACCTGTATAGATTCTATTCTATCTGTTATATATTTTATTATATAATCCTTTAAATTATATTTATTTTTTATTAATAAATTAATAATATCATAAATATAAATATAATAAATATTTATATCTGTATATAATATTATACATATGTCGCGAATATATTTGTCTTTAATATGTATTAAAAAATCATTTTCATTTAAAATTTTTTTATCAATATAATACATTATTTTCTTATTATAAAATAAGAAAATAAATGTCCAAATATCTTAAAGGCTAATTCAAATGATATTCTTTTTCTTTTATTTTCTCTATAATTTGTTAAAAATAATGAATTATATTTTTCTCTATTTATCTTCAAATATTCATTAAATTTTTCAACTAATTTTTTTTGAAGATTAATATCAATCATAGGAATTATTACTAAACTCGCATAACTTCTCATACTTAAATTATCAGTATTATCAATAATAATTTCATTATCTTCTATTATCATTGCTCCTAATTCATTTTTATCATCAATAGTCTTTAATAAAATATTTGATATTTCTTCTTTTGAATTTCTCGTAGCTCTTTCTATCTTATAAATCTTTGAAGATTTTATTTTTAATATTTCACCTCCAATAGTATAATTATTCTTCTCATCTAAAATAATTTCAATGGATTTTTTTGATGGATATATATCAATCTTAATGAATTCATTATCTTTCTTTATATCAAATTGAATTACACAGACACTTGTAGAAGTATCATCAAAAACTTTTTCTTCAAATATATTTATTAATTTAATATGAAATTTATGTAAGAATTGTTTTCTTAAATTTATATCAATATTTCTTTGAGAACATAAGAAATTGATAGGAATTATTATAATTCCACCTTTACAATTAGAATTTATGAAAGATAATATAAAACATTTATATAAATCATTAGTTTTATAAATTTCATAAATTTCCTTATCTTCATTTTTATTTCTTGCTATATAAGGTGGATTTGTTAGAATAAATTTTCCATCATAATTAGGAGGATTTTTTAATGTATCTCTTTGAATAATATAAGATTTTTTAGGTTCAATATCATAACATTCTAAAATATAATCTTTTTTAAGGAATTTTAGTAAATCCCCATTACCACAGAAACTTTCAATAATAATATCAATATCATCTGGAATAATCATTTTTGATAAAATATATTCATAATTGGTTGTATAGAATTGACCTAACTTAGATTTCATTAATTATTTATTTTATTTTTCTTAATCATTTTTTAAATAAGAAATGGAGAAAATAGGAGAAATTATTAAGGATTATAAAGAAGATATTGAGATATTTGATAAAAATTGGATAAATATTCGTATAATAGTTGATAAAACTAAGGAAATTCTTGAATGTGATTATGAAATAAAAGAAATGAATTGGAATAATTTTACAATCATTTATAAAAATAATGAATTTTTTATAGAAAGAATTTCATCTCCTGATGGTTCATCTAAATATATAATTAAAAAAATATAAAATCAATAATCATCAAAATAACATTTATATATTTCATCTTCTCCATATTCAGTCATTAATTTTAACATTCTTTTAGGATGTAATGCTTTATGAATAATCTCTTCACCTAATTCTTCAAAATTTGTTTTAATTTTTTGATAATCATATGTAAATATTGATGGGTTTAATGAAAAACCATCCCATTCAATTTTATCCTGATTTTCTTTAAGTAGTTCAATAGCATTTTCGTTCCTTGATAATTCATTCCAATTAATTTTATCTTGATTTTCTTTTAATAATTCAATAGCATTTATATTTAATGATAAACTATCCCAATTAATCTTATCAAAATTTTCTTTAAGTAGTTCAATAGCATTTTCATTAAATGATAATAAATCCCAATTAATTTTATTAGGATTTTCTTTGAGAAGTTCGATAGCATTTGTATTTAATGATAAATTAAACCATTCAATTTTATCAGGATTTGCTTTTAATAATTCAATAGCATTTGGATTTTCTGATAAACTATCCCAATCAATCTTATCAAAATTTTCTTTAAGAAGTTCAATAGCATTTGGATTTTCTGATAAATAACTCCAATTAATTTTATCTTGATTATCTCTTAATAATTCAATTGCTTCTATATTATTTGATAAATTAAACCAATTAATTTTATCCTGATTATCTTTTAATAATTTAATTGCTTCTAAATTATATGATAAATATGACCAATCTATTTTATCTTGGTTTTCTCTTAATAAATCAATTGCTTCAGGAATTCTTGATAAAATAAACCAATTAATTTTATTAGGATTTTCTTTTAATAATTCAATAGCATTTTTATTCATACATAATATTTTATAATTTAATTTAGAAATATCTATCCAATCTCTTAATTTCATAAACATAATTATATTTAATCATTAAAATATAAATAATCATTTTTTAACTATTAATATGTATGAAAGAATATAAAGTTTTACTAATATGTAAAATAAAAATTATATGTTAAATTCAAGAGTTGGTGTAAGATGGTTTCCGGATGAAGATAAAAAATTATTACAAGAAATTAATGAAAAGAAAACATTTGAAGAAATAGCATTAGAACATAAAAGAACAATTACAGGAATTAAAGCGCGTGTAATAAGTCAAATTATTTATTCTAAATATAAAAATGAGAATAAAGATATAGATGATTTATCAAATGAATTTAAAATAAATAATGAAATGATAAATAAATATATAAATAAAATTGAAAGAAAGAATAAAGATAAAGATATTGATAAAGATATTGATAAATATGATGATGATATATTAAATAGAATTGAAAAGAAATTAGATAAGATATTATCATATTTACACCTTTTTACATTTCAAACGCCGATTTTTATATAGTCCTAAACCATATAAAAATCATTTATAATTCTTCTTTATTTTTCGTGTTTTATTTTTTGGAATATATTTCTCTGGTCTTTCATAAGCACCCTTAAATATATTTTCATATTTTTCTTTCGGTATTTCACTTATTACTTTTTGGATATTTTCTTTTAGGTTTTCATACTTTAACCCATCTAATTTTTGTAATCTTGATTTCAACATACTAAAATAATTTTCTATGGAATTGGTAAAATGTTGATATGGAACAGCATATAAAATATTATTATGTTTATTTACTAATGCTTTTATTTTTTCGTTTCTATGTGCAGAAGCATTATCCAAAATAATTAATTTATTCCTTAATTTACTTGTTATATTATGCTCTAAAAACTCAATTAATCTATCTGTATTTATTCCACCTTTTTCATACAAATCCCAATTTACAACACCATTTACCGAAATAGCAAATACGCCAGTATATTTTTTGAATACTTCTTGTGATTGTGTTTTTATTACACAACGCTTACCTTTATTACTATAACAACGATTTCGTTTTTGTAATGATTTTATGCTTGTTTCATAAATACAAATAATATCCTCTATTTTGTATTTTTTCACTTCATCATAAAACTCTTTTATTTTTGAATGAATATTTATATCTTTACCAAATCGTTTTACTGGTTCGTGTCTTATTCTTGTAAGTTTCAAGGTAATATTATTATCATTAATTACTCTAAAAATCTGTGTTGTAGATAAATTAGCATCTTTGTATTTGTCTTTAAGTTTTTGGTTTAACTCGTGTAATGTGATTGTTTTATTTTTATTTATTTCATCAACTAATAATTTAACATATTCTTTTTTGACTTTATAGGCAACTGGTTTTCTGTAATGAATATTAACATTACCTTCATTTGTGTATCTTTCAACCCAACGCATTAAACTTCTTGGAGTGCATTTGAATATTTTACAAACTTCTTCTTGTGTTTTATCTTCAACTAAATAATATTGAACTGCTGTTAATTTATAATCATTACTTTTATGTGTAGGCATATATATTATTGAATTATTTTTTCATAAAATTGATTTATAAAAAAAATGAAATGAAATACTTAAACAAATAACTATTATATATATTCATAATGTCGACATCAAGCGAAATAATTGACGAAGATATTAAGTGTCTTAAAGATTTAAATTATAAATTATTACTGGAAATCGCAGCGGAAACTACCCGTAAATTAAGTGAAAAACAAGAACACCTCCAACAATGTAAATGGACTGATGGTGAATCAAATACTGATACAGATTTTTCAGAATTAGCGTGTAAATGTGCCGAAGAGGCTTGGATATGTATAAAACAACATTATCCATTACTCAATATGATTACAATGACTGCGTCAATCCCAGATATTAATTGCGTATTTTCCAAAAACGGAAAAACTATTAAAGTTCCAAAAAATAAAATAGAACTCAAAAGTTCTAAAAGTCATGTTATGCCTGGTTCAACAATAGGCAAGTTAGATATAAATCAACCTTTGATTTATTGTTATAGACCAAAAAATGCTGATGCCCTCTATGAAATTAGGTATGGGCAATATCATACAGCAATGGGAGAATCTGATATTGATTTATTTCAAGATAGAACCCCAAGACCTCAGTTAAATTTTACAAAATTATTTCCATCTTCACAAATAGACGTAATTTATTCTAATAAGAAAAAAGATGCATGGATTTCACATTACGGAAAATGTGCGGTTAATAGAGTAAATCGTTATGTAAGTTATTCGTGGCAAGATTCACTTACAAAAAGTATATTATATGAAGCATTACAAAACATAGAAACGATGGAGGATTTAATTAAATTACGTGAATCAGTCCGTCCGACATTGCTGTAAAATTTGTTGAACTTTCCGTGCAATTATATAACCTAATAATGGTGGTACTGCGTTTCCAATTGGTTTATATGCCATACTTGATGGTTTTCCTTCAGTTAAAATACAATTTGGTGGAAAAGTTTGAATTAAAGCAGCTTCACGAACCGAAAGCCGACGTTCCGGTAAATGTCCTTCATTATTTTTCCCTCCGTTTATACGGCGGAATTCAATATTGCCGTGATGTTCTGCACGCATTGTAGGACAAAATCCATCAATTTTAATTTCAGTTTGACCCTGTCCCTTATCCAATTTTGCTGCTTTTGAATAAGCTTGTTGTGCCATATCCGTTGATTTATCAGGTTCTTCTAGATGCATAAAGTAATTTTTAATAGCACAATTTTTTTTGTTTTCAGTAATTATATTCCAGTCATCTTTAAGTTTATATCGACAATCTAAACGTATTCCCATTATAATAACCCGATGTCTTGTTTGAGGAATTCCAAAATCTTCACATTTAATTAACTGATATTTTACTTCATATCCAACCGCAGCAAAATCGTCCATAATTTTTTGTATTGGATTTCCAGCCATTGTTAAAAGTCCATTTACATTTTCAACAACGAATATAATTGGTTTAACTCGTTTAACTACCTCAACGTAGGATTGATATAATGTACCTCTATCAGCGTTAAACCCTTTACGTTTTCCTGCATGACTGAAATCTTGACATGGAAAACCGCCTGTAATTACATCAGCAGACGGAAATTCATAATTATCAGTTATACAATCTCTTATATCTTTTAATGTATAATTATGGTTCCACTTATTCAGTTCCGCCACTTTTTTGGCGGCAGGAAGAATATCATTTTGAAATACAATTTTAAATGGTAAGCGTTTTAAATTTACGAACCCATCTATAGTGTAAGCAGAATCAATAAATTCATTTGATAAGATGCTTTCGGAATGAACTATAACTTGTTCTGAAAATCCTACATCCATTCCACCCATTCCTGAAAATAATGATATTACATTTGTAGTTGGCGAATCTTCAGCAGGAGGCATTACGATAGTTGAGTTAACAATTTCCCCGTCATCTTCTATTATTGTTTCTACGTTTTTTTTAGTATGTGTCTTACTATTTATTAAATCAATTAATTCGCCTTTATTTTTTGAACTGCACTTTGTAATACTCAATTCTTTACACTTTTCCAATAACTCTAATTTACTCATTTTTGATATATCCATTTGTTCGGTGATGTTAATTGTAATATTGTTTTCTGTATTATTTGAAATCATTTTTTTATTTAATTCAATCAATTTTTCTTCAACTGCTTTGTCTATTAATGCTTTTATCTTATCAGTTTGTATTTCGCAAGGGTTTTTACGAGTTAAGTGTTTATCGTAGTGTGATTTTTGAGAAAAGGTCTTAGCACATTTTTCGCAACTATATTTACCCATTTTAGTTATATAGTATATAAAGATTTTATTTTTATATTGTTTAACTAAAATTAACTAAAATAGTTATTCCTAAATAATATCCCGGACATAAATGTATATTATTTAATAATTAAAAATCGGCGTTTGAAATGTAAAAAGGTGTAAAATAAAAAATAAATTTAAATAAGGAGCATATGGGTAAATATAAGGATATTATTATAATAGGTGGAGGTGTTGCTGGATTGGCATTTGCGAATGAAGCAATTAAAAAACATCCTGAAGCAAATATAAAGATAATTGAAAGGGATAATACATTAGGAGGATGTCATAAAGTAGATAGAAGGGAATATAAAGGTGAATATTATTTTTGCGAACATGCTCCAAGAATTTATATAAATAATTATGTAAATTTTATTGAATTATTAAAATCGATGAATTTAGATTTTTATAAATTATTTGCTAAATATAAATATAATTTCTTAGATATTTCAAATAAGATTATTATTGAAGATAAAACATTTACTTTTAATGAACTTTTAATAATCATTCGTGATTTTTTATTTACAATTTTTTCATATGATTATGGGACGAATATTAGTATGAAGAATTATATGGAATATAATGAATTTACACCAAAAGCTATGAAATATGTAGATGCTCTTTGTCGTAGTTTTGATGGAGGTGATAGTTCAAATATTTCATTAAATCAATATATATCAATAACTATTCAATCTCTTTTTTATAATATATATATTCCTAAAATTCCAAACGATGAAGGATTATTTAAATATTGGTCTAATTATTTACTAACTAATAAAGTTGAAATAATTCTTAATAAAGGTGTTAAGGAATTAGTTAAAGATAATAATAAAATTAAATCAGTGTTATTAGAGAATGATGAAGAAATAAAAGGTGATTTATTTATTCTTGCGATGCCTCCAACAAATTTTTCAAAAATAACTAAAGATGCTTTTGGAGATTTAGAAGAATTTACAAAAAAAACCAAATATAATGATTATATTTCTATGACATTTTTTTGGGATTTTGATATGAAATTAGAAGATGATAAATTTGGAGTTATGGAAACTGAATGGAATTTATCAATAATGATTATGAGCAATTATATGAAATTTAAGGAAAGTAAAGCAAAAGTTGTAATTAGTTGTTCTGTGGTTTTAACAGATGTTAAGAATTCATTATTAAATAAAACTGCTAATGAATGTAGTGAAGAAGAATTAATAGAAAGTGTTTATAATCAATTATTAACAAAATTCAAGAATATTCCTCCACCTACTTTATATTTCTTACATAATTATTATGATAATAATTTAAAGAAATGGGTATCAAATAATTCAGCATTTATAAAAGTTCCAAATATTGATTATATAGATTTTAAAAGTAAGAAATATAAGAATTTATATAATTTAGGAACTCATAATGGAAAACATAAGAATTCTTTCACATCTCTTGAAAGTGCTATAAGTAATTCAATAAAATTATCAAATATAATTTTTGAGAAAAAAACTAGAATTAAGCGATGTTTTGATTTGAGAGATTTAATAATAATAATAATAGCTTTAATAATCTTAATATTATTATTTATAAAAATGAATTAAATATTATTTTTTAATTATTTAAAAATAAAACAATATGAAATATTTAATTTATTAATGGAAGTGATAAATGAGATTATAGAAACTAATAATGAATTTCCTATTATACTTCCAAATGAGATTATAGAAACTAATAATGAAATTCCTATTAAACCTGATAATGAGATTATAGAAACTACTATTATACCTAATAATGAAATTCCTATTATACTTCCAAATGAGATTATAGAAACTAATAATGAAATTCCTATTATACTTCCAAATGAGATTATAGAAACTAATAATGAAATTCCTATTAAACCTTCAAATGAGATTATAGAAACTACTATTAAACCTTCAAATGAGATTATAGAAACTAATAATGAAATTCCTATTATACTTCAAAATGAAAATATAGAAACTAATAATAAAATTCCTATAATACCTTCAAATGATATTATAGAAACTAATAATAAAATTCCTATTATACTTCCAAATGAAAATATAGAAACTAATAATGAAATTCCTATTAAACCTTCAAATGATATTATAGAAAATATTAAAACGCAAATAGATACACCAATTAAACCTCCTACAAATATTATAGAAACTATTAAACAATCAAATAATATTCATAATAAAACACAAATAGATACACCAATTAAACCTAATATAAATGATAAGAATATTTCCGTAAAACCTAAATCAAATAATCAAAATTTTTTTGCAAATTATTTTTTAAAAAATAATAATAAAGATCTTGATAGTAATAAGAAGGAAATGATTAATAGTCCAAATGAAGAAAGTCCAAAATTAGAAGCAAATAAAGATGATGTTTTTATAGATATTCCTATTAGATCTTCAAGTATTAATAAAAATGAAATTTCAGCGGATTTTGTAAATATTAATATTGATAATCATCAGGAATCTTATGAAGATAAGGCAAAAAAACTTCTTGATTTAATTAAAGATAACAAGAAAAAGATTACAAATAATTTATATATTATTTCTTGTAAATATGATATTATATATTATAGATATAATTCTATATCATTATCATTATTAATTATATCAACAATAATAACATTTATAGAAGCAATTAGATTAACAATTATTAATTATGATACACAATTTCAAGGTTCTGAAATTAGTAAACACATATCACAAGATACTATATCATTAATAATAAATTGCGTATCATTATCATTGAGTACTATTCTAACTATATTAAGTTCAATAGCGAGATTTAAGAATTATAAGGAGAATATGGATAAATTAAAGGTAGTTCATGATACCTTATTTAATTATAAGAATTTATATGATAAGGAAAAAGATTTAATTCATTATTATATGATTAACAACGAATTAAATTATGAGATTTTTAAGAAAATTCAAGATACTATTGAAGATTATAATAAGGAAATAAAAAGTATAAATATTTTTGAGAATATTAGAAATACGGATATTATAAAATTTAATAATATCAAAGTTAATCATGATTTAAGACTTCATCAATTATCATCTAAAAGAGAAATAGAATTATTAAGAATTAATAAATTTACTAAAAAAAAGAAAGAAGATATTACTAATAATAATACTAATTGTTGTTATGGTTTTAATTAGAATAAGCGAGACCTCCCATACCTGAAAGAATACGGAGAACATTATAATTAGTAGTATAAATAAAAATATTACCAGAGACAGATGATGAGATAGATAATATAGCGGTATCTATACGAGACATATTAAGAGTTCCTGATGGTTGTTGTTCTTCTGGTTTAATAGCGAATGAATATACATTAATACCTTTATGGAAAACATCAGGGGTATTTTCATGATGTTGATAAGGTTGAACAAGAGAGAAATAAGTTCCATCGCGTTCAGCAAAACGATCATTACCATTTAATTGGATTTTAGCAGTTGCTGTAGGATTATTACCCATAAAAGTTTCATTATCACCATCACGATCACTAAAATTAGTCCAATAAAGATTTTTAGTAGTATTAGATGCGTTTTTATTAGGTTTAATATACCAAACTAATTCTTTACAAGGGTGATTGAAATTCATACGAATTGATTTCATAGAATTTGAACCAGCGGTGATAGTATCACTACCAGTAAATTGAAGTTGTTCAATAAGATATTCATGAGTTAATTGAGCAAAGCGACGGCGTTCATCGGTATCAAGGAAAATATAATCAACCCATAGAGAAACATCACTTAATGAAACTTTAGCAACATCACCTAATATTTCATTATTATCAAGACTTGGTGTAGTAAGTGGAGCACCAAGTTTATTAATAGTGTCAAAAGCACGATTAGAAAAATTTTTTGTATTATCTACTAAATTAGCTCGTTCTTCAAATTCGATATTAATCTTAACTTCGTGGTATTGAAGAGCGATAAGAGGAAGGGCAAGACCTACATTACGACAGAACCAGAATTCAATAGGAACATTAACATAATAAGATTGTTTAGCACCTAGATAGATAGAATGATTGTATCTATCACCACCAACCATAAGATAATAACCATCACGCTTTCCAGCAGGAAGAGAAAGTTCATTCCATATATATAACCATTCGGCATAATGCTTGTCAATACGCTGACCACCAATTTCAAGTTCAATTGTTTTTAAGAGTTTTAATCCAAAATATGGAACTAAAGCGACACCATTATTTGGTTCAGTAGCAACATTAGCAGATGTATTTTCATCATTATCATTGGTGAATTTAGCACGAAGATAAACACGATTAATTAAATCACCATTACGAGTTAATTGACAAGTTACACGAGAACCAAATGTAGGATTGCCATTGAATGTTTGTTCTATTGCTTCAATAGCGAAATTACTATGGCGTTTATAAGTTACTTTGAAGAAAGTAATTTGTGGATTACCAGTTAAATAAACATCTTGAGCTCCATAAGCGACAAGTTGAAGAAGACCACCACCCATTTATGCTATATTCTTTATACTATAATAGGAGAAAAAAAAACAATAATCAAATTAATTAGAATAGGCGAGACCACCCATACCTGAAAGAATACGAAGAACATTATAATTAGTGGCATATACATAAAGAGTTGATTTGCTACTTTCATAAGATTTTGAAGTGAATGCCTTAGCATCATAAACGCCTAATTGGAGAATAGCGGTATCAATACGAGACATATTAAGAGTTCCTGATGGTTGATGTTCTTCAGGTTTTAATGCGAATGAATATACATTAATACCAGCATTATTGGGGATATTTTCGTGGTGTTGATAAGGTTGAACAACATTAAAATACATACCATCACGAGTAGCAAAACGATCATTTCCATTTAATAGAAGTTTCGCTGAGGTTATTGGGTTAGATGGATAAAGAAGTTCAACATTATTTCCAGTTAAACCATTATAAGATAATCGAGATTTTAAAACTGATGATGTATTATCAGCAGCATTAATAATATCATTAGTAGTAGTATAATTAAACCAATTGTTATTATTATTAACACTATTAGATAAAAACCATACTAATTCTTTACAAGGATGATTGAAATTAAGTTTAACTTTAGGAGCAGATGATGATACACTTTCTTCACCAGTGAATTGAAGTTGTTCAATAAGATATTCATGAGTTAATTGAGCGAACTTTCGTCGTTCATCAGTATCAAGGAAGATATAATCAACCCATAATGAAGCAGTGAAAGAAGGTTTATTAGTAGCGGAACCACTATCAGATTTACATTTAGTTTCGCTCTCAAAATTAATATTAATCTTAACTTCGTGGTATTGGAGAGCTATTAAAGGAAGAGCGAGACCAATATTGCGACAGAACCAGAATTCAAGAGGAACATAAAGTGTTGAATTGATAGAAGTATTTATAGTACCTCCATAAGCACCTACCATATCATTCCATCCATCACGTTTGCTTACTGGAAGAGTTAATTCATTCCATATATATAACCAATGAGCATAATGACGATCAATACGCTGACCGCCAATTTCTAATTCAACATAATTAAGGACACGTAATCCAAAATATTTACAATAATTATTAGTTCCTGTTAATCTTAATTGTAAATAAACACGATTAATTAAATCGCCATTACGAGATATTTGGCAAGTTACACGAGAACCAAAATCAGGAGTTCCATTGAAAGTTTGTTCAATTGCCTCTATTGAGAAATTTGTATGGCGTTTATAAACAGACTTGAAGAAAGTAATTTGTGGATTACCAGTTAAATAAACATCTTGAGCTCCATAAGCGACAAGTTGAAGAAGACCACCACCCATTTATGCTATATTCTTTATACTATAATAGGAGAAAAAAAAACAATAATGAATTTAATTAGAATAGGCGAGACCACCCATACCTGAAAGAATACGAAGAACATTATAATTAACAGCATAGATATTGATTGAACCATTAACAGATGAACCATTAACAACAGATAAAACCGCAGTATCAATACGAGACATATTAAGAGTTCCTGATGGTTGATGATCTTCAGGTTTTAGAGCAAATGAATAAACATTGATACCACAATTAGCAGGAATGTTAGTATGATGTTGATAAGGTTGAACATAATTGAAATAAGTTCCATCTCGTTCAGCAAATCGATCATTTCCATTTAATTGAAGGAGGCATTTAGTGAAGGGATTAATAGCACCACTATTAAATCCGGGTTCTACATTATAAACAATTTTAGTAGAAAAAGCGGTTGAATTAGTAGTATCAGGATCAGAAAATGCATGAATATTAGAAGAATATGATATTGCTGAACCATAAACATAATCTCCATCACCAAAACCTTTATTATTTTTCATGGTATAATTATACCACATATTAACATTATCATTAGTAGCATATTTTCCAACCCATACTAATTCTTTACAAGGATGATTAAAATTAAGTTTAACACGGGTTGGAGCATTAGCATTAATAGCTTCACCGCCAGTAAATTGAAGTTGTTCGATAAGATATTCATGAGTTAATTGAGCGAATTTTCGGCGTTCATCAGTATCAAGGAAGATATAATCAACCCATAGATTAACATTAGAAAGGGTTTTAGCACTTGTAGGTGCAGTAGTTTTAGTAGCATCAACTTTATACATACAATTATTAACATTTTCGAATTCAATCTTAATCTTAACTTCGTGATATTGAAGAGCGATTAAAGGAAGAGCGAGACCAATATTGCGACAGAACCAGAATTCCAGGGGGATATATAAAGTAGCACCTCCTTTAGTTACATCACTATCAGCACCAACCATAAATTCCCACGCTGAACGTTTTCCAACAGGAAGGGAAAGTTCATTCCAAATATATAACCAATCAGCATAATGCTTATCTATTTGCTGACCACCAATTTCAATAGAAACAGATTTTAATAGACGAAGACCGATATAATTAACATATTTATCACCCTCTCCTGTAATCTGTGGAAGTTGAACTTGAAGATAAGCACGATGAATTAAATCACCATTGCGAGATATTTGACAATAGATAGTATTACCGAAACCTACAGCACCAGAAAAAGTTTGTTGAATTGCTTCCATAGCGAAATTAGTATGACGTTTATAGACAACCTTGAAAAAAGTAATTTGTGGATTACCAGTTAAATAAACATCTTGAGCTCCATAAGCGACAAGTTGAAGAAGACCACCACCCATTTATGCTATATTCTTTATACTATAATAGGAGAAAAAAAAACATTTCTTATTCAACTATATAAACATATTTATTAACACTTATTATTAGATAAATGTTTAAAGATAAAACATCTAAGAAAAGGATTCATTATAATAAGGATTTATCTACATTAGATGCGATGCACAATAAGGTAATGAATGATTATTCGATTAAAATAGAAGAAGAGAAAATAAATTTAAAGCGGATAAAAGAATTAGAGGATATTTTTAATAATATTAATAAAAAAATTATTCAATATAATAAGTCAAATGAAATAAATGAATTTGATAATTATTATAATGATTTGTGGAGTAGTAATATTAAAATTAAGGAGGAAATTATAAAATTAAAAGAAGATGTTAATAATTTAAATAATAATAATGAAATTGAGTATTATGAGAATACAAGTTATATATTATTTAATTATTATGATATGATTGAAAAACAATCCAATATTAAAACATATAAATATAAAAATAAATCTATTATAGAATTATTTAATCCTTCTTCGCCTGTTGTAGAAGAAGATGATAAAATTATAGAAAAAAGTTCATTAGTAGATGAATATTTATCAATTACTAATAATAATCATATTAAAAAAGTAGATGAATGTGAATATAAGGATATTTGTAAAAATTGTTCAAATGTTTTGACATGTATTCAACAAGATGCTATTATGATATGTGAGATTTGCGGATTTCAAGAACCTCTATTAATAGAACAAAATCGACCAATATTAAAACAGAGCACTAAAGATACATCTCATTTTAGTTATAAAAGAATAAATCATTTTAGGGAATGGTGTAATCAAGTTCAAGGAAAAGAAAGTACAGACATTCCAAATGAAGTTTTTGAACAAATTTTAAGCGAAATAAAAAAGGAAAAAATAAATGATACGAAGAATATTACTTATAATAAAATGAGAGAAATATTGAAAAGATTAAGGATTAATAAATATTATGAACATATTAATTATATTATTAATAGGATTAATGGAATTCCTACACCGCAATTTTCACCAGAATTAGAAGATAAATTATGTAATATGTTTAGGGATATTCAAGCACCTTTCTTAAAACATTGTCCAAAAGAACGAAAGAATTTTCTTTCTTATAGTTATGTTCTTTATAAATTCTTTCAAATTTTAGAATTACACGAATATCTAAAATTCTTTCAATTACTTAAAAGTCGTGAAAAATTATATGCTCAAGACCAAATTTGGAAAAAAATATGCGAAGAACTTAATTATAAAAATATACCTTCTTTATAATTTATCCAGGGAAACCAACTATACGGAAACCAGCACCAAGACCTATACCTTGACGAGCACCAGATGATATAGAAGGCGATATTAAATCAAATATTGAGAAAACAGCAGCAGCAGTTAAAGCAATAACCGCAACTTCACTTCCTGATAATTTATTTTTAGGTAATACATAAGCAATAATAGCAACAGCAGTTGCCTCTATAAGATATTTAAGTAATAATATAACTGCCGCCCAAACATCGAATGAATATGATGCTTCCGCCATCGTGTCTTTATTACTAAATAAAAAGAAAATAAAAAATTGATATAAGATTTTTAATATTAGTTTAAAATAGAAAATGACTGAAGAAACATTAGTATCAACTAAAGAAGTTGATTATCTTGATGAAGATAAACCTATTAGAAATCAAAATTATTGTCTTCTTTCTTTCCTAAGTCCCGAAGAAGTTCTTAAAAATAAAGAAGCTTATTATTTTTCTCGATTTATGGATAATTTTACAAAAGATATGAGTATTCTTTTTGCAAATCTTATTAATAAATATCAAGATGATAAGGATATGTTAAATGGTATTCGTGATAATCATTCATATATTTTTAATACTGATGAAATGAACGAACAATATAAATTTTTTAAATCAACAAAATCAAGCGAAATTGAAGCAGATTTCCATCGTGAAAATAATTTCACCACTAGTATTCGAGGTATTAAGGTTAGAGGCGTATTTGATACTATTGATGAAGCTAAAAATAGATGTGAATTTCTTAAAAAGATTGATAATAAATTTGATATTTATATTGGTCAGGTTGGTTGTTGGTGTCCATTTTCACCAAATCCAAGTGATTTAGAAAATCAAGAATATAGCGAAACTCAACTAAATACTTTAATGAAAGAATATAAGAAGAATATGGATAGTAGAGATGAAATTTTTGATAAACGCAGAATTGATGTTATTAATTCTACGAAAAAAAGCGATGATTTAGCTTCAAATCTTCAAGAAGTTGATGCTTGGACTGCTCGAAAATTAGAAGAGGTTAAGGAAGAGGTTAAGGAAGAGGTTAAGGAAGAGGTTAAGGAAGAGGTTAAGGAAGAGGTTAAGGAAGAGGTTAAGGAAGAGGTTAAGGAAGAGGTTAAATGACTATCATTATTATATAAATATTTAAAATATTAAATTTATTTTTATTTGATTTATTTATCTTAATAAATAAATAAATGAAAGCATTAGCAATCCTTCTATTATTTATAGGAATGGTTTTGGTTATTAAGGGATATTATAGTAATAAATATAAGAATTTAGAAGAACCAAAAGTAATTATTAAATATATTCCTAGAAGTGAATATGATGAACAAATGTCACCACAAGAAAAATTAGATGATTATTATAAAGGATTATTTGAAAAAACACAACCTAATGTTTATGATAGTAAAATAAATATAGATACTAATAATAAAGAAAAATGAATTTTGGATTATTATTAACAACAACTATGAATGATAATAATATAACAGATGCTAAAAAAAAATTTCTAATAAAAATAAATAAATATAAAGAAGGTAAGGAAAAAGAACATAATGATATTTTAGATAAAATCAATTATTATAATAATCGTTTTCAAAAAAAAAGAGATATGAATGATGAAACATATATGAATTATAATCAATCTTTTATACAATTAAAAGATAATTGGTTAAAATCTAATAAAGAAAATGATTTAGAAAAATTAAAAAATTTAAAAAAACCTGAATTAATTAATGTTGAAGATATTTATACATATATGATTATTAGAAATAAAAATTTTAAAAATTAAAAAAATTCATCTTCATTTCCATTCTCCACAAATCCAAAAAACCATGCTATAATAGCAAATAAAAATGCAAAAATATATGCTATATAATCAAGAACTATATTAATAAATTTAATTAAATTTCTAAATATTAATGGAATAAATTGAAGATAATCACTTAATGATTTCATTATTTCACCAAAAATTACCACTAAATATATAATACTACTTATAATTAATGATATAAAATTCATAACATTGCTTATTATATATTTTAATATATATAATACTGGATATAATATTAATACAAATAAACTAAAAAATACTTTTATTAAATCCCATAGTGAATATCCAAATTCTTTAAAAATATCCAACATTTTAATTATCTATTATTATTAAATAAATGATTATAAAAGTTTTTAGATTTAATTTTATTGCTTTTTTTATAGCATTTTTGATTGGTATTTCATATGTCTATTTATCAGCACCTAAACAAAAAATTATCATAAAATATCCAAATCCCTTCAATTCAAATAAAATTATATATAAAAATCAAAATGATTTATGTTATACTTATGATGTTGAAGATACTAAATGTAATGATAAAGCAATAGAACAACCCATTATTTAAATTATATATAAATAGTAAAATGGATTTTAAAAAAATAGCACATAGATTATTATATACAAATTTAGGACAAATTTTTATAAGTTCATTATTCGGTATATTATTATCTTTTATGTTTAAAAGAGTTTGTAAAGAAAATTGTGTTATTTATATTGCTCCAAATAATGAAGAAATAGAAGGTAGAATATTTAAATTAGGAGAAAGTTGTTATAAATATAAACATAAACAAGTTGTATGCGATGGTTCTCCTATTGAATTTAATAATACTGGAGAAATAGGTGATAATAAAATTATAGAACCTACATTTATGTCGAAAATATTTTCTTAATTATTGTTAATATGTCTTTATTATCATCTTATCGTCTAGGAGATTTAATTTTTTCTTTCATTATCTCATGAAGAATTAATAGAATTAATGAATGATTATCCAAATTCTATCGGTGCTTCTTATATTAGAAAAATATTAAAAAATCCTAATTTAAATAAGATTCAATTAATACATTTATAGAAGAACTTCAAAAATATATAATATCAAATGATATAAAAAATTCAACTATAATTCATCTTCGTTTAGGTGATGTTGTTGCTGGTAATGAATCACATGAACTTATGAAAAGACCTATTTCTATAGATGAATTAAATAATGTTGTTCCTTTAAATGATAAAATATATATTATGGGTAAATGTTTTTTTGCTAAAACTTCGTCAAATAATTATCAAGAATGTATTGAAAAATCTAATAAATATTTAAATGATGTAATTTCAAATTTTAATGGAACATATTTAGATTTAGGAAGTGCAGATATGGATTTATTAGCAGGTATTTCATGTAAAACTTTTATACAAGGTAAAGGATATTTTTCTAAATTAATTACAGAAATTAGAAAAAAATTTAATAAAGATTCTATTGAATTATATAAAATATCTCCAAATGTTATAAATGATCAATTCGTATATTTCTAATATTTAAAAATCAAATCTTATTTATAAAAAATGAATATGATGACATCCCTCGAAAATATTCCACTTAAAACATCTTCAACACCTACTAATGATGATAGTGATGATCCATTAGTAAAAGATATCTTAAACGAATTTAATCAAGAAGTTAATAATCAATCCCCATCTTCTAATACTAATTATCAACCACCACCACCTCCACCAACAAATGATTATATTATTAATAATCCAAATAGTTGTCAAATAAGACCTAGACAATCACAAACTCCTCAAAAAACATCTCCTTATTATAATGAAGATTATATTAGAAAATCAGCAATTATTATTATTATAGTTGCATTTTTCTTTTCACCTTTAATTTATAATTCAATAATTGAAAAATTACCACAACAATTCTCAATATTATTAACAACTTATGATTTTTATTTTAAATTATTCTTAGTTTTTATTGTTATTTACTCATTTATGATTAAAAATCTCTTATAATCATATCTAATTATAATTATGTATTATTTCATTTTTATCAAATCCTGAATAATGAACCATATCAGCATTTAGTCCCTGAATTCCATAAGAATCGTGTGAAATCTTTATCTCATTATAATAATTATTTATATCATATATATTTGTCTGTGCTTTCTCCAATAATTCATTTGATATATATGGCATCTCAATACAACCATTTATCTCATCCATCTTAATATAATCATTTTCTATTACAGGTATTCTAGAATTTGTTTCTGGTTTTACATCACCTATAAAACTATCTTTATAATCATTTAAAAGTGGTTCCTTAATTTCTTTTTGTTGTGTATCATTCTTATTAAATATCTTTTGATAATGTTTGAAATATATCACTAAAAATATTATACCTATTAAAAATCCTATAATCTCATCTATTACTATTATTATAAATATTACTATTATTGCTATTATCATTTGATTGGTTTTTGTATTAAGAACAAATGGAATTTCTACATCATAAATAATAATTGTTATTAATAATAATAGAAACATTAAACGCAATCCAATAAAAATTTCTTCCTTCATCTTATTATAAATACATATAAAATTAAACTTTATTATATTTATTGAGATATGGATACTTATTTATCACAGAGAGGATATGCTATTCTTAAAAATGAGAGTAATAAAGATATTATCACTAATCTAAAAAAAGATTTGAATGTTTCTCCTATTATCATGTCCCCTATTAATTCTAAAGATGGTAATAAAGAATATCCATTATATTTGGAAAGTGATAATAAAATTTATCTTCCTAAATGTTATGGTTTAGAAAAATTTGGAAAACCTATTCATGATAATCTTCCTTCTGGTCTCGATTGTCCCAATTTAATCTTTAAAGGAAGTTTAAGAGATATTCAAAAGATACCTATTGAAAATTTCATTCAATCTGCTGAAAATCCTGAAAAACTTGGAGGAATTATTAGTGTTCCTTGTGGTTTCGGTAAAACTATTATGGCAATTTATGTAGCATGTTATTTTAAGAAAAAAACATTATTCATCTCCCATAAAGATTTCTTAAACGAACAATTCATTTCTAGTGTTAAAGAATTTGTCCCTTCTTGTAAAATTGGAAAAATTAAACAAAATAAAATTGATGTTGAAGGTAAAGATATTGTTATCGCAACTCTTCAATCTCTCGCTATTAGAGATTATGAACAATCTTTATTTAAAGATTTTGGTTTAGTTATCGTAGATGAATGTCATCATATCGCAAGTGAAGTTTTTTCAAGAGCATTTCGAAAAATGAACATTCGCATTTCTTTAGGATTATCTGCTACTTTAAATAGAAAAGATGGATTAAGAAAGGTTTTCGAATGGTATTTAGGAAAATCTGTTTATAATTTCAAGATTGATAAGAATTCTAGTGAAATGATGGTTCAAATTCATAAATATTTTGCTTCTTCTAATGAATATTCTGCGATTAAAACCTTTTATAATGGACAACCTAATATCGTTGCATCTATTAATAATATCTGTAATTATAAACCAAGAACTATCTTAATTATAGATATTTTAAAAGGAATTTTAGATGTTGATAAGGATAGAAAGGTATTGATTTTATCAGAAAGAAAAAATCAATTAAGAGATATCGAAGAATTATTCAAAGAAAATGGAATGTTTGATTATGGTTATTATATTGGAGGGATGAAAATGTGTGATTTAGATATTTCAGCTACTAAACAGATAATTCTTGCTACATATCAAATGAGTAGTGAAGGTCTTAATATTCCTACATTGAATACATTAATATTAGCAAGTCCTATTGGTGATATTCAACAATCTGTGGGGAGAATTTTGAGAGAAAAGAAAGAGAATAGGAAATATACTCCTTTATGTATTGATATTTATGATGAACTATCTGTTGTTAAATCAAAAGGTTTTAGAAGACTTAAATATTATAAAAGTAATGGTTATATCATTAAAAATTATATTGATAATTTATTTGTGAATGATGCTTACGAAGAATTGAATTTGAAAGATGTTAAAACCGATTTCAAAGATTTATTTATAAATGATGAATAAATTATTTATAAATAATAGATATGATTATTTTTTTCTTATTATTTATATTATTATTGATTTTATTTCTCATCATTGTAAGTAATAATAATTATAAGGAAGTTAAAAAAGAAGTGGTTAATAAAGAAAATGTTTTTAATAATAATTCATATTTTAAATATGGTGATGAAGAAAATTTAAAAGATGAAATTGTTGGATATGAAAATGAATTAATGTATGAAAATAATCTAAAAGATGGTGATTATATAAATCAATTTAATACTAATGATATTATTAATAAAGATGATAATCAAATTGGATTTAATCCAAAACCACGAGAACAAATGAAACAATTACCTTATGTTAATATTAATTTTAAATGTTTATAATAAATAGAATAAATATTTAATGGCAACAGAAGGTATTAAATATTTATATTATTCCTTCTTATTATTAATTAATGATGATTCTCGTTATAGAGATGATAATAAACTATTAAATTCATATATTCATAATATAAAAGATGATAATAATTTTTATTTAATGAAAATTTCACAAATGTTAAAAAAATTTCCAGATCTAATGGTAAAAATTGACCCTTTAATTTATAAAGCTTATAGTGATGATTTATATTTTCATATAATAAAAAATCATCCTTATTTTGCTGCTGCTGCTGCTTCTGCTGCTGTTCCTCCTGCTTTTGCTGCTGCTGCTGCTGCTGCTGCTGTTGCTGCTGCTGCTGCTGCTGCTGCTGTTCCTGCTGTTCCTGCTATTTCTCCTACTGCTAATGTTGCTGTTCCTATTATTGCTGCTGCTGCTGGTCGTGCTGATGCTGATGCTGTTCGTGCTGCTGCTGGTGCTGGTGCTGGTGCTGCTGCTGCGGTTGCTGCTGGTGCTACTAATCTTATTGCTGTTGCTGCTGTTAATGCTGCTAATGCAGCTGAACTTGCTGTTCCTGCTATTGCTCCTATTGCTTCTGTTTTTCCTGCTGGTTCTGCTCCCGCTAATGCTACTAATTTTAAAATTAAATTATTCTGTGATTTAATACTATTTGATATTTTATGTAGAATGGATTTTAATAGATTTGATCCATCAATTTGTGAAAGTAATAAAATAATTATAAAATTCTTAAAAAATATAATACATATAAACCCCACACCAAGTTCTTATAATGGTATTATTACCTATATTGATGATACTGGTAGTATTAATACAAATACTACTAGAAAAAATTTTTTAATAGAAAATAAAAGAGGAATTGAAAAAATGAATGATTATATTGAAAATTTTACTATACCTATGAATAAAAAAATAATATTATATAAAATATTAAATTTTTTAATAAATGAAGATTTTATTGAGGATAATGCTAATCCTAATCCTAATCCTAATGCACAAATTATAAAAATTATGTTTGAGCTTATTACACATGAAACCAATGGTTGTGCACCAAGAACAATTATAGAAGAACTTTCAATAAAAGGTGGTAAAAAATCGGGAAAATATGAATATTTTTTATGTAAATGTAATTTTAAAGATTCTTTAAAAAAGATTGTAGCAAAATCTGCTAGAGAAGCTGCCAAAATTTTAGCAAAAAAAGTTCTTAAAGATAAGAAGAAATCTATAAAATTCACATTAAAAAGAATGATAGGAAAAAAAGAAAAATATTATAATTATGAAGCACATTTTGATAAAAAAGGAAAGATAATAATTAAAAATCAATCATAATTATTCGATAGTTTTTATATTTATATTTCTATTATTAATATCTATATATTGATATTTATTTGTTCCAAATGCTCTTGATAATCCAGTATCACAATAAAATATTTGATTATCAATAATAGTTATTTTTTCTAATGCCGTATGACCTAAAAACATATATTTAACCCCAATTTGTTTAAATAATTCTTCTGTTTGATTTTTATTATTATCATTCCTATTCCATAAAATTCCATTATGTCCAATAATAATTTCGTCAAATATCTGTTTATCTTCTAATGCTATTTTACCATTTTCCATATAATTCTTCCATAAATAATTAAGATAAAATATATCCTTATTTCTCTTCTTCAATAATTCTAAATGTTCTAAACCTAATTTAGCATGACAAAATATCAAATCCTTTATTTTTACTATCAATGGTCTTTTTGCTAATATTAATCCTATTGAACCTGTTTTAGCTTTAAATAAATCCATTCTTAATTCATTCCTATTTTGAGGTGATACATATGAAAAATCTCCAATAATATTCATTAATTCATGATTACCTATAAGAGATATTACAGCACCTCCTTTAATTCTCGCAATATCATTTAAATGTTCTGTGAAATAAATCATTTCAAAATCACTTAATACTTCCCATTTTTCATTAGATAATCTATTTAAACTATCAATTTGGTCTCCTAATTGTATTATATATGTATTAGGAGGTTCTGCTATCCATTCTAGATTAGTATTAATTATCTCGCTTTTTATAAGAATTTCTTTAAATCTTTTAATATCTCCATGAACATCGCCAATAATAATTATTCTATCTGTATCATTACCAAAATCATTAGAAAATGAAAAATACATTTATAATAAAATAATAAAAAAAAATGATAATAAATTATAAGATAAATATCATAGATATGGATATTGATAATGAATATGATTATATGGAATATGAAGAATATGAAAAAGAGGATTTTATTCGTTGGTATTATGGAAAAATTAATTTTGATGAATATGATAAGGAGATGGAAATTGCTTTTGAACAAGAAGAAGAAAGACGTTGGTATTATGGATATGAAAAAGATTATTAAGAATATTTAGATAATAAATAGGGTTTATTTGAATTATCTTCATAAATATACCATGATTTTTTATCAGCATCCCAACGTGCTCCTTTACTTTTAGCATCATCTTTATCAGCATATTTAACTTTTAAATAAATCCTTGGTGTTGATATTATCGGTTTTTCATTATTATTAATTGCTTTATTTGCGAATAAATCAGCATAATAATTTCCCAAAGAATGTTTATCTTTTTTCCCTGTATGTGCCTTAATATGTTGATATTTAATATCATATTTTTTAGTTAATTTATATAATTCCTTAATCAATTCTAAATTAGGAATTTTCTTACCTTCTTTTACTTTCCATTCTTTTAATTCCAATTTATCTCCATAAGTTGTAGCACATAATATAGCATAATTTGAATCAGTTATTATGATTTTATTAGGAATTTTTAAAGATTTTATGATTAATATTGCTTCAATAATAGCAGTTAATTCAGCAATATTATTAGTTAAATCTTTTCCAATAAGTTCTCTTGAAACATTATTGGGATTATCTTTAGAAAAGAATATTCCAATTGATGCTCTAGCATCTTTAGAACCATTATTAATACATGCTCCATCAGTATATACATATAAATTATTTATATAATCATCAACAAATTCAGTCGCTTCTTCAATAGTTTGAAATTTCTTATAAATAGGATTTTCAAAACCTTCAATACTTTTTTTACATTCATCCCAAGTAGTAAAAACACCTATCTTATTTCCATTAGCAACAGCGTAAAACGAACTCATATTAATTTATATCTTTAATATAATAATCATTTTTTATATATAAACAAATAATAAATAAAAGTTGAGTTAAATTAAATAAAAGATTATTTTTATTAATAGTTTTTATTAAATAAATATTATGTAATAAATATCCAAATGAAATTAAAGAAAGTTGTAATAAAGTATTATAATAGGTTAGATAAATCCATATGAAAAAGAAATAGCGAAATAGAAGATGCGAAATTAATTGATGTTTAAATTTACGTTTAATAATAAAAAATTCTGATAAATAAAAGAAATAAATTATTAATAAAAATAATATATATAATTTATAAATAGCATATTTTAAATTTATAATTACGATAATCCAAACTAATAATTTATCTAATTTATGTAATAAAGAATTTATTTGGTATTTATACCAAAACAATGGAGATATTATTGAAATTGAAAAAATAATTAATACTAAATATGGATTTAATAAAATTAAAGAATTTCTAAGAATAGTTAAAATCCATAACGATGATATTCCTAATATATATTTATTTTTTTCAGGTATAGGTGAAATATCTCCTGATGTTGTTGTGAATAATAATGATAATTTCATAAAAAATGATTTAAATATTTATATAATATTTTATTTAAATATAAAATGCAAACTGGTATTATTTCATTTGGTGATAGAGTAGCATGGAATATAAAATGTAATAATACCAAAGATCAAATATTAAATGAAATATTTGATTTATATGGAATAAGAATTATTCAAAAACATTATTTTAAATTAGATGAAACGAATATTCATCATTTAAATAAAGTTCCTCATATGATTTCTTTACGAACAAATGGAAATAGATATTATATATATTTATCAAAATATAATGATATTGAAATTATCTATTTTATAGATATGAAAATTCATACTGGATATGAAAAACCTCGAATAATATTAACAAGAGGTTTATTTGCTCCATCTTTATTTTTAAATACCCTTTTGGAAGGTGAAATGGTAAAGACAAAAGATAATAAATGGATATTTATATTTAATGATATTATTGCTTATGAAGGTAAAAAATTAGATAATATGAATTTATTAGAACGATTGAAAATCATTTATAATATTTTAAATGATAAATATACACCTGATAAGATTTGTGATATATGTTCATATCAAATAAAAAATTATTATTATTTATCTAAAAAATCCATAAATGAATTAATGGAAAAATCAAATACTCTTAATTATACTTGTAGAGGTTTATATTTCTATTCCTATTTTCTTAAACATAAACCTAAATTATATAATTTTGATGAGAATATGATTATTGATGTTAAGAAGAAGGTTAAGGATATTACTGAATTTAAATCACTTAATCAAAATCTTGAAAATCAAATTACGTCAAATTTCATTATAACTTCTAATATACAAGTGATGAAATTAAATGATATGGAAGAATATAAGGAATTATGGATTTCAAAAACAGATGATGCTGATATTTATAATCTATATGATAATTTCAATATATTAACATCTAATAAGATTGGTATTGCTTTAATTCCAACATTAAAAGAAAGTATTAGATTAAGAGAATTATTTAAAGATAAAAATTTAACTTTCACAATTAAATTTAAATGTAGATTTAATGAAAAGTTTAAGAAATATCAACCAATTGAACAAATTAATTTATAAATATTTAATTCTTTTTTTATTTATTCATGATAATAAAGGAAAAAAAGAATTAAATATTTACTCATCATCTTCATCATCGATAATATAATCTTCATTATCATATTTATAATATTTATTTCTATTATTTAACATCTTCTTTGTTTTTTGAGATACTGAAACATCATATAAATTACTACAATTAATTTTATTTTTATTTTCGTCATCTTGAAGATATACGATATTCTTTGTTTTCTTATTAGACAACTGATTAAATCTAATAGAATTATTAGAATAAACACCTGACTTGAAATTTCTACGCATCTTTTATAATTAAATTAATTAAAAAGAAAATCATTTTTTATTTTTAAACATTTTTATAGGATTATTTATAAATTTGATAGAATTATTTAAAGATTTTAATAATATTTATATTAAAAATGGAAAGGAATGAAAAAGGTTATTTAGCATTATTAAAAGATGTTAATGAAAATGGAATTAGGAAAGATAATAGAAATGGTTTCACATATTCTTCATTTGGTGCAACATTAAAATTTAATGTTAATAATGGTCTTTCTTTTCCCTTATTAACAACTAAAAAAGTATTTTTTCGTGGAATAGTTGAAGAACTTCTTTGGTTTTTAAGAGGTTCTACCAATTCTAAAGAATTAGAAGATAAAGGAATTAATATATGGAAAGGGAATTCAACTAAAGAATATTTAAATTCAATTGGATTAATTAATAATAAAGAAGGAGAATTAGGTAAGGTTTATGGATATGAATGGCGTTCATTTAATGGATATTTTGACCAAATTAAATATATTATTGAAGAACTTTCACTTAATAATAGTAGAAGAGCTATTTTATCTGCTTGGAATCCATGTGATTTAAAAGAACAAGCGCTTCCTCCTTGTCATCTTCTTTATAATTTTTATAAAATAGATAATGATAATTTAAGTTGTATGATGTATATGAGGTCTGCTGACTTATTCTTAGGAGTTCCATTTAATATTGCTTCTACAACTTTATTAGCAATGATTATTGGAAAAGTTATGGGAATGAAAGTTAATGAGATATGTATTTCAATATGTGATTGTCATATATATGATGAACATTTAGATGCTGTTAATGAACAAATATCAAGAGAAGTTTATGAAAGTCCAAAAGTAGAAATTAAGAAAAATATTGATAAGAATTTATCAATAGACGAAAAAATAAAATGGATTGAAGAATTAAAATTCGAAGATTTTGAATTAAGTGATTATAAATATCATCCAACTATTAAGGCAATTATGAAATAAGACCAAATTCAGTTAAATAGAAATTATTATTTTTTAAGGAAAGGGAATAAAGATTACCTGTGAAATCTACCTTTTTGATATATCTAATTTTATTCCAAACAAAATCACCATAAATGAAATTATTTTTATCTTCTTTTAGGATTTTTATATGAATTTTTCCATCTTTAAAATAAGATGTTAAAGAAATTCCTAAAAGCATAGAAGTATATTTGATAATCTTAAAAATCTCATTATCAGTAATATTAAATTCATTTGAATTTTCCATAATTCCATTCATAAATTCAGTTAATTCTTCTTTCGTCATCTTAAAAATATCTTCAAAAACTATCTTTCTTTGTTTATAAGAAAAATCAAAAGATGTTGTAAAACCTTCTTTTCTAATCTCATAAGGAATTTCTTTTGATTTTAAATAATTTTCAAGAAAATCAATAGAAGATTTATCATATTCATTATTAAATTTAAGATAAGATGTTAAAATTAATCCTTGAAATCTATAATAATCATTATCATAACTATCATCATGTGATAATGGAAGATTTAAAGGAAATCCAAGAAAATCAAAATCACTCAAATCTCCAATAGAAGATTTTTGAAGATAATTAGATTGGTCATAATATATATAATTATAAATATTAGTTAAATCATAATTAAATGGAATGTTTTTAATTGCTTTAACTTCAATATTATTATTTAGATAAAAATTATCAATCTTATTTAATTTATATTTCTTTTTAAAAACTTTTGAAATTTCCTCAATTTCTTCATAATAATAATTATTATCCTTATCTAATGCTAAAATCTTATCTTCTTTTACTAGATTATCTAGACGAATAAGACCTCTATTAGAAAAGACTAATAAATCACCTCTTAAATATTTACTCATATTAATTAAAACTTAAATGAAAATCCTTAAATAAAAATTAAGTATCATATTTATCACAATTCATATCACTCCATGGAATTCCACACATTTTAGAATAAGCACATCTTAATACATTCTCATCATATTTCCCACTACTATTTTTACTTAATTCCTTATCTTTTGCTGCCAATAATAACGGATAAACTCTATTACAAACTATAGGAAATTTTTCTAATGTTCCACTTGATGAAAAAGCATTAATAGGATTATTATAACTATTATTTCCTAATACTATATTTTCTAAATAATTGGTTGTTCCATCTGTTATATTTTTTTTAATTGCTATGGTATTGGTGTTTGCTAATGGAGCGCTGGAAGTATTTTTTTTTGTATCACTAGCTACAAATTTTAAATCATAATCATTTTCTTTAGAAGAATTAAATTCTCTTATAACACTATCATCAAATCCATTCATATCAGTGTTTGCTAATGTTGCTTGTGATATATGTTTATATATATTATAATCCTTATTTTTACTAATATTACTATCAAAATAGTAATTATTCATTAATAGAGAACTTTCAACAAGATTTTTATAAACATTACTATCTGCTAAACCTGTTATTTTATTTAAAATATCTTTATTTTCGTCGGCTTTTAAATCAGCAACTATATATTTTGAATTATCAGTATCAATACTATCTTTAGATACTGATGAATAACTCATTAATTGATTATAATTAAATCCTGTCATTCCAATTGCTCTTGTTCCATTAGTATCTACTGTTCCTACACCTGATGAATCAGCAACATATTTATTCTTTTGATTAAAATATAAATCGGTTTTACTGAATATATTTGAATCTAAAACACATCTATAATTGAAAATATTTGTATTGATACTATTACTATCAAAATATTTATGTAATTCTGGATTATATTCTAATTTCCAATAATCAGGACAACTAATATTAGTATAATCAAAATTCTTATTTATTTTGATAGGTTTAAAATAGAGAATATTATAAAATAAATAAACAATTAAAAGAATAGTTCCTACAATAAAGACAATAGTAAAAGGAAGAAATTTTTCAAATATTATGAATTTTATAGTTGGATACATATAACTTGTTAAAAGAATTAGTAATGCTATAAAAGCATAAACAATACAAATTGCTATAGTTCCTTTAAAAATACGTTCTTTTCTATGTTCATAAATAGTAATATCATAATCTGTTATTTTTAAATCTTGTTCTGTAACAGAAGTACTATTAGAACAACTAGTAGATTTAGCATTCCCCATTATTAATAAGTTCTATTTATATAAATGATTTTATTTCAAGTATTTTAGTTCCTTTTTGAGATGGTAATTGTGAATGTTCTAATGGTAATGGTAATGTAGAAACACTTTTCTTATATTCTATATATTGTTTTATATTTTTAATAATTTCATCAACACACCAGCGAATTACCATAGTATTCAATTCCTTAACTTGATCTTTTAAATCAAAATTAAGATTTTTAGCATATTGGAGATAAAAAGATCTCATAATTATTTTAAGTTCTTGTTCACTTTGTTTGCCAATTTTATATTGACCTTCGCTAGTATTATAAACACTATTATAAATACCTAATTGAATAATATTCATATTATCTTGTGAAAAATAAATTTCAGAAACACAATTACCAGATATATTTCTATTAATAGTTGAAATATTTTTTTCGTTATAAAACTGCGGATGATTATTTAATATTTTTGATGATTTAGCATTTTCATCAAATAAATTAATTCTTCCATTAAGGATATAACTTGTATCCATATTTCTTTTTTCTCTCTTATTTTATAGAAAAGATATGAATAATTCAAATTTAACGATTTATGTTCAAAAATTAATAAGTGATTATGGTTTAAATATTAAAAGTAAAATAAGTATGAATTGTTTATGTGAATGTATTCAAAATATTGTCTTTAATATAATTTCAATATCTGCTATAATTGCGTTTATAAATAATTCAAAAACTATTACAAAAGAAAATATTCAAATACTTCATTCTTATCTTAATAAGACATGTAGATCTACTATGAAAGGTGGAAATTCTATTGTTATGCCTATGGAATTTTATGGTAATAATAGTGGACGTTATTTACCTACTAATAATCAAAATGATCTTCTTAATATTGATTTCTCATCAGGAATTATGAGACAGCAAATAGGAGGTGGTAAATCAAAAAGTCCTTTTATAAAAGTTATAAAGGATTTTTTAATTCATTATAAATTAAAAGCCGGAAAAGGAATAATAGATGAAATAGTCTTAATGATTGAAAATTATATCAAATGTTTAATGATGAAATTAAAGAAATATAAGGAAGTTATTAAACCACCTATGATTAAATCTGTAATTGAAAAAAATAAGATGTTTAAAATATTTAAATAAATAGATAGATAATTATTATAATGCCTATTATAACAATTGATGGAAATATTGGAGCAGGTAAAACATCAATTCTTAATTATCTTCATACGAATTATAATATAAATGTTGATTTAGAACCTATTGATAAATGGAAACAATATTTAGATAATATTTATTTGGAAAAGAAAAATCATTTTAAATTTTTAATAAGAATTTGGTTAGATAGATCATGGATACAAGAGAAAAATAAGAGTTCATTAGTAATAATGGAAAGAAGTCCATATTTCATTAGAAATACATTTAATAAATTAACATATGATAGTGAATTAATTAATAATAATGAAAATAATATTATTAATGAATTATATGATAAGACAGATATTATATGGAAATCAAATTATTTCATTTATCTTCGTTCGTCTCCTGAAAAATGTTTAGAGAAGATTTATAAAAGAGGTCGTGTAAATGAAATGGAAATTTCTTTAGAATATTTGAAGAATATTCATGAATATCATGAGAAAGCATTTGATAATCTAAAAGACAAAAAGATTGTGATTAATGTTGATGATAAATCTATTGAAGATATTGGACAAGAAATTTATGAATTCATTTATAAACTTTAAGAATCTCTTCCAAATCATATTTCTTTGAATAAATTTCAATCATCTTCTCAACATTCTTCTTATGTCTCATTCGAGAATTCAAAATACATCCTTTATGATTATTCTCAAATAATAATAATTTGATTTTACTCCTATCTATATATTTATCAATCTCTATTATAACATTCTTGAATATTTCGAAATCACACAATCGAGGATCTATTAAACAAATCTCCTCATTTATTTTTTCAATAATTTCTCCATCAAAGAAATTAGAAATAAAATCATCAAAAAGTTCATATTTATTTGATAGATTTTGTTGAAAATAAGTCGTTTTTCCACTACCAGCAAGACCTATTATAATTAACATCTTTCAATTATAAAAAAAAATCTAAAGGACGATATAAGAATTAATATATCCATCATAATAATTATTAGAATAATTCACCAGTAGAAATTTGAAGGTTTCATCACTATTCTTGAATGTCATTTCATATAAATGAAATGATTTACATTCATCATCTTTTTCACATTCACCATCTTTGTAAGCTTCATAATCAAAGTCATAACTTGAAATATCTTTGATACCTTTGATAATTTTTCCAACAACAGATGAGAAAGGTTTATCTTCAAATGTTTTAAAGACAGATATAGTATAACAATCTCCAATTGCCATATATTTGTATGTGTATAAAGATGTTTTGAAAAGAAGGATATTATTATTTCCAGTCAATTCAACTGATGTGATTAAATGATTATGACTATCATAATTGATAAACATCTTAAAAAGATTAATTAATATTTTAATTCAGTTTTTTTAATTATTATTAAATATTCATTACAAAAGAGTATATTTAAAAAAATGATTTTATTTAAAAGCAAATTATGATAAATAAAGAAAAATGGCGAATATTGAAGATAAATATAAGAAACACGAACTTCGCTCACATATATATAGCAGACCTGCTATGTATATAGGAACAATTGAACCAAATACTATTGAAACATATATAGTTGATAATTCAAATAAGATTATTAAGAAACAGATTACATATATTCCGGGATTGTTTAAGATTTTTGATGAAGCATTAGTAAATGCTATAGATCATTCAGTTAGAACTCGTGAGGATAAAAGTGAAAATTCAATAATTGTTAAGAATATCAAAGTTTCTATTAATAAAGCTACAGGAATTATTGAAATATTTAATGATGGCAATGGAATTGAAGTAGTTAAACATGGAGAATATGATATATATATTCCAGAAATGATATTTGGTGAATTATTAACATCTTCAAATTATAATGATGATGAAATAAGAACTATTGGAGGTGTCAATGGTCTTGGTATTAAACTTGCTAATATTTTCTCAAAAGAATTTACTATTGAGACTATTGATCATATTCGTAAGAAAATATATAAACAGACATTTAGAGAAAATTTGACGATTAAAGAAGAACCTGATATTAAAGCTTGTCAAAAGAAACCTTATACAAAGATATCATTTCTTCCTGATTATGAGAAATTTGGATTAAAAGAGATGACAGATGATATTTATGATTTATTCAAGAGACGTGTATATGATGTTTCGGCATCTACAGATGTTTCTGTAAATGTATATTTAAATGATGAAAAAATTCCAGTAAAGGATTTTGAGAAATATGCTGATTTATTTTTAGATACAAAAACAATTCAACCAAGATTTTATGAAAAACCTAATGATAGATGGGAGATAGTTGTAGCATTTAATCCAAATGGAACATTTGAACAAATGTCTTTCGTGAATGGTATTAATACTATTAGAGGGGGGAAACATCTTGAATATATATTAAATTCGATCACTAAGAAATTAGTTGATATGACATTAGCAAAAAAGAAGAAAACTATTAAACCTCAATATATTCGTGATAATTTATTTATATTTGTTAAATCGATTATTGAAAATCCTTCATTTGATAGTCAATCGAAGGAAACATTAACAACTCAAATAACTAAATTTGGTTCAAAATGTGAATTAAGTGAAAAATTTTATGAAAAATTATTTAAATCTGGTATTATTGAAAATGCTTTAAGTGCTACTGAAATTACAGAACAAAAGAAATTAACTAAAACTGATGGAAAGAAAATTAATAAAATTATAGTTTCTAAATTAGATGATGCTAATTTAGCAGGAACTAAAGATAGTTCAAGATGTACTTTAATTTTAACAGAAGGTGATTCAGCTAAAACTACTGCTATTGCTGGTTTAAGTGTAGTTGGACGAGATTTATATGGTGTATTTCCACTTCGTGGAAAAATTATGAATGTTAAAGATGTTAGTTATGCGAAAATTAGTGATAATGCTGAAATTACTGCTCTTAAGAAAATCTTAGGATTAGAACAAAATAAAGATTATACAAATAATATTAATTCTCTTCGTTATGGGAAAATTATGATTATGACAGATCAAGATCATGATGGAAGTCATATTAAAGGATTATTATTCAATGTATTTGAAACTTTATGGAGTTCATTATATAAATTTGATGGATTTATGACATCATTATTAACTCCTATTATTAAAGCTACAAATAATTCAACAAAGGAAATAATATCATTCTATAATATGAGTGATTATGATAAATGGAGTGAAGATTTAATAAATAAGAATGGATGGAAGATTAAATATTATAAAGGACTTGGAACATCAACAGATGAAGAAGCGAAAGAATATTTTAAAAATATGAAGAAGATTACATATAAATATACTGAAAATTCAAATGAATTTATTAATCTAGCTTTTAATAAAAAAAGAGCAGATGATAGAAAGGAATGGTTAGCAAAATATGATAAGACAGATGTTCTTGATTATAAGGATGATGTTATTAGTTATGAGACATTTATTAATAAAGACTTAATTCATTTCAGTAATAGAAATTTAGAAAGATCTATTCCTAATATTATGGATGGTCTTAAAGAAAGCACTCGAAAAATCTTATTCGCTTGTTTTAAGCGAAAATTATATACAAATGAAATAAAAGTCGCTCAACTTGCTGGAAATGTGAGTGAAGTAACAGCATATCATCATGGTGAAAATTCATTACAAGAGGCAATTATTGGAATGGCACAAATTTTCGTAGGAACAAATAATATTAATATCTTATCACCTAATGGTCAATTTGGTACAAGAATTCAAGGCGGTCAAGATGCGTCTTCATCGAGATATATTTATACACTTATATCAAAATTAACAAGATTAATATTCAAAGAAGAAGATAATGAAATTCTTAATTATTTGGATGAAGATGGTTTATCAATTGAACCAGAATATTATTTACCAATTATTCCTATGATTTTAGTAAATGGGGCAATTGGAATTGGAACAGGATATTCAACAAATATTCCTCAATTTAATCCAGAAGATATAATTAATATTTATCTTGAATTTATTGAAAAGATTAAATTAATTATTGGAGATATATTAACTATTGATGATATTGATAAGGCAATTGAATTAATTGATGATGATGTAAGAGAAATTGAACCATTCTATTTAGGTTTTAAAGGATTAATTGTTAAAAATGAAAAGGGTTCTTATGTATCAAAGGGTGTTTATAGATGGATTGATGATACTACATTAGAAATTACTGAATTACCTATTGGAACATGGACGGAAAATTATAAGGAATTTTTAGAAGATTTAATAACCAAGAATAATCCATATTTGAAATCATTTGAAAGTCATTATACGGCAAAGAATGTTAAATTTATTCTAAAAATAAATGAAGGAGAAGAAAAGGATAAGATTATTAATGAATTTAATTTAAGTTCTACTAAAAATCTTAGTTTAAATAATCTACATTTATTTACACAAAAGGGGAATATTAAGAAATATGAGAATATTGGTGAAATATTAATTGAATGGTTTAAAGTTCGTATTTATAAATATCATACGAGAAAGGAAAAACAATTGAATAAGATGAATGATGAATTTCTAATTATTTCTAATAAGATTAGATTTATATTGGATGTAATTGAAGGTAATATCTTAATTATGAATAAGAAATTAAGTTATATTGAGGAAAGATTAGAGGAAATGAAATATGATAGATATGAAAATAATTATAATTATTTATTACAATTACCAATTTCACAATTAACAGCAGATAAAAAAGAAAGTCTTGAGAAGGAAGTAGCAACATTAGAAGAAGATATTAAGAAATTAGAAGAAACATCGATTATTCAAATATGGGAAGATGAATTAAATATATTATTAAAAGAATGGAAGAATTATAAGATGGAAATTCTAGAAGATTATGAAAATGATTTGAAGGGAGATTTAAAAACTATTAAAAAAAGAGGGAAGAAGTAATTAAATCATTAATACCCCATATATAAACATCTTCTGGATTTAGATAATAGTTCCAACGATAAGGAATAATAAGAGATTGAGATTTTTGTAATTTTATTACTATTATTTTATCATTTTCATCTGGTATATATGAAAAATATGTTGCTTTATATATTATTATTTCAGTATCTTTAGAAGCATTAATAAAAAGATATTTATTTTTATTATGAACCCAATTATCATCATTTGGATTGATAGATGTTTTAAAATTATAATTAAACCAAAGTTGAATTAATTTTTCAGGTTCTTGAAGAAAATCATTAAGAACAATGGGTTGTCTAGAAATTAAAGAAGCGAAATTAAAATCACTAATATTTGATTGAAGAATAAAAATATCAGGTGGAAATATAAAATAACAACAGATATAAATGAGAATAATTATTATAATAATAAGATTAAATTTCATTTATTTATAATAAATAGAAAAAATATGGGAAAAAAAACTAAACGTGGAGGAGCTAGTATATTTGAAAAAGTACCTTTTATTAATGAAGTAAATAAAAAAGGTATTTATATTGCTGATGATATAGATTATAATATTCGTCAAAATAAAAAACAGGATTTAATTAAGAAATATGAAGATAATTTAAATGAAGCAAAAGAAAATGTAAAAAGAGCAAAAGATGAAAAATATAGAAATTTAGAAGATGAAAAAATTCAAAATCAAAGAGATAGAGCATCCATAGAACAAAGAAAACTTAGAAATAATCAATTTCAATTTATATTGAAATCATTAGGAAATATATGTAAATATTTTTTTAATTTAGGTTATAAATTGTTATTTTTATTAATTAAAATATTTCCTATATTATTTTCTACAATTAAAAGTATTGGAACTGGTTTAAAAAATATAGGAAATATAGGAAATGGAGTAATTATTAAAACTCTTGTTTTAATACTTATTATTATTGGTATATTTTTTGGATTTAATTATTTTGTTAATAAAGAAGATCCTGCAACAAAAGTAAATAATTTAATTTCAACAGATAAAAATTATTCATCATTTTTAATTAATACAACTAAACCAGATATTTTTGGAAAATTAAGTAATTCATTCTTTAATTTTATTCCAGATAAATATAAATTTCAATTTAATTTTTTAAAAAATAAATTTAATTCAATTATAGGTAATGATATATATGAATTAAATGGAACTCCTAGAGAAGAAATAACAACTGGAAAAAATGATGGTATTTATCATATTAAAAAAAAAGATGATAATTATTATACTTATACAACTTTAAAACCTTTAGAAATTAAAATACCATTATCATCTTTATCATCAATAACAAATAATGATCTTAATAATTTGCCAGAAAAAATAAAAAATTTATATCGAAATAATAATAATATTATAATACCAATTGAATTAAAAAATAATGAATGGGAATATAATATTGATAATATTAAATATGAAGGTGCTTCTAATTTATTAAAAGATACTGCGTATTATACTCTTCCTTTTGATAAAACAAATAAAATTAATGAATTCAAATTTAAAAAAGAAAAAGCTATTATTTATAATAATGATGATAAAAGAGCATCTACTATACTTAATAAAATGTTTAATTATAATAGTTCTAATTATACTTATAATTTTCCATCTTAATTTGATAAAATATATTTATCCATTTAAATAAATAGAAAATGGATAAAAAATGTAATAATAATGAAGATTATTTATTTATTAAACCAATAGAATATTGTAGTTCAAACGCTTTATATTATTTAAATTTAAAAAATCCAAGTGATAATAAATATAATATTGATATTACTAAAATTTTCAAGCTTGATTTAACTAGTGATTTAACAGATTTAAATAAAGATTTTAGAGAAGACTCAACAAATAATTATAAATTTAAATATGAAGGTAATGGTGGTAATAATAAAAATTTATGTGGTCAAACAAATAAAATTGATGAATATTATGTAAATTGTGTTTTACAAACAAATAACCCTTTATTTACTTATAAAGATGGTTATTGTATAGTATCTCCAGATATAAATTTACCACCTGAATTAAAAAAAATAGAAGATAAAAATGATATTATTATTAAACTTGATAGAACTAATTTAGAAGACGAAGAAGGTAATTTTAAATATCAACAAGTTCAAAATAATAAATATTGTGAAGATAGATGGTATGATTGGATAGTAATACCTAACTATCATCTCGGTAATAGAGTTCTTAAAGATAGTGGAGCATATTCTAAAGAAGATGTTAAAATATGTTATAATAATTGCGGTGCTAGAGAACTTCCTTATATTAATTCTAGTGGAAAAAAATTATGTGTTCCTAAAGAAATTGCTTACGATGGTATTTATGAAAAAAAATTAGATTATTCACCATTAGCATTAATAAATCTTATTGGAAATAATAAAAATAATTTAAATTTATTATATAAAAATTTATTTTTTTATAAATTAAATAAAAAAACAAATACAAATAAATATTCTATTAATACTAATGTTAATTTAAGTGAAGATTTATCTAATAATGATAATTATATAGTTAATGAGGTTTTTGAAGAAATTAAAAAAATATTAAATAATATTGTTAATGATAATAATTTAAATATTCCAGATTATTCATTTGAATATAACCATTTAACATATAAACATCCATATTTTAATGAAAATGATTTAACTACTATTTTGGGTATGGATAAAAATGAAATTCTTTCAAATGATATTATATTAATACATACAGCATATTTAGCTTATAATTATTACGATTTTATTAATAATATTAAAACTAATACTATTTTTTTTGATATTCAAAATGTCGCTAATATAAATAAACATGATAATCATGATTTTTATATTACTAAAGTTTTAATAGATTATAATAGCGATTTTAATCTTAAAAAAAAAAGACAAAGATTAGCAAATATTTTATATAAAGCTATTAATATTTGTTATGATAAAAAAACAGATTTTAGTAAAAATTTAATTAAAAGAACTAAAGATGCTCTAAATAGATATGATAAATCAATATTATTAGATTCATCAAAATCTATCATATTCAGTAATGATAAATATGAGAATTTAAAAAGTAAAATAACAGATATTACAAATGGTTTTGAAATTGAATATTATAAATGGAATATATTAAAAGAATTATATGATAAAATAGAAAAAGGGGAATTTATTAAAAAATCAAATGAAAATGATAATATCATTTTTAAAAATTTATTTCAAGATAAATTTGTATTTTATACAGAAGAAGATAGTGAAATTATTAACGGAAATATATGTAAATCTGGTGAATTATTAGATAGTTCTAATACTTGTAAAAGTTGTAGTATCGAATGTGGAACAAAAGAACAATGTTTAAGTGATAATTGTAAAAAATTCTGTGAAACTAATTGTATCGTCGATAAAAATGAAACAACAAATTGTGGAGGAACGATAGAAGATGATGTTGTAAATCAAAATCAAAATCAAAATCAAAATAAAAAAGAAATAAAAACACCAATTGAAGAAGAAACAAATATTCCTGATTTTACTATAATATTTAAATATGCTATTAAAATTTTTTTTATATTAATAGTTCTTTATATAGCATATATGTTTTATAAGATATTCAATGAAAGTATATTAACTTTTGGAAATATATTTTATGGATTTTTTGATTGGTTATTTTATTTATTTTCTAATAATATAAAGAAAGCAGAACATTATGAAAATATAATCCAAGATAAATATAATACGATTATAAGGAAAACGATGACTTAAATTTTTGAGAAGTTTTTTTAAAATCTATTATTGGTTTCATATAATTATTAGGTATTTGTTTAGTTTCCCAATTTAATATTATCTTATTATCAACATCTTTCAATTCTTCCACCCATTTTTTTATAAATCTACAATCTTTATCATATTTCTTCATTTGAATAGTTGGAGAAAATATACGAAAATAAGGTTGACTATCTGTCCCCGTTGAAGCACTCCATTGCCATCCGCCATTATTCGACGAAGGATCATAATCTACTAATTTAGTTGCGAAATATCTCTCACCAATTCGCCAATCTATAAATAAATTCTTTACGAGAAAACACGAAACTAACATTCTACATCTATTGTGCATCCATCCTGTTCTATTTAATTGACGCATTGAAGCATCTATTAAAGGAAATCCTGTTTTACCATCTTTCCATTTATTAAATAAATCTTCATTATTATCCCATTTAATATTCCCATATTTTTTCAAAAAACTATTTCCAAATATATAAGGGAAATAATAAGATATATTCGCATAAAAATCTTTCCAAAATAATTCACGAATTATTCCATGATTTGTAGGTAGTGAATAATAAATTTCTCTAATTGATAAACAACCAAATTTAATATAGGCACTTAATTTCGTAGTTTTATCTAAATAAGGATATTCTCTATCTTCATCATAATTATCAAATACACCTTCTTTTAATTTTTTAAGAATTTTAAGGGCGTTTTCACGACCTCCTTTGACTTTTATTTCAGGATTTCTTTTTTTTATAAATGAAGATGGATTTATATTCGTAGAAGTATCTTTAATAAATTCAAATTTTTCATTATTAACTTCATTTGGTTTTATTAATATCCCTTTTTTATAAAATGGAGTGAATTTTTGATAAGGTTTTTTATCATCCTTAACAATAGTCCCAATTTTATGTAATGTATAATCTTCCTCATGAATAACTTTAATTTTTTGAGAATTACACCAATCAATTATATTCTTATCTCTTTTAATAGCATAAGGGGTAAAATCGAGATTAAAAGATATAGCATTAATTTCAAATTTTGATTGAAGTTCTTTAAGAATTGAAATATCATCATTAGTTAAATAACAATTTAGAGAAGGAATTTCAAGAAGACTATCGCACATAAATTCAAAAGCATTATGAGAATAATAGGGGTTTTTAGAAGGTTCAATTTGATTTTTATTAAATATAAAAATAGGAAGTATTTTCATATTTGGATAAGTTTTTTTTAACAAATTTAAAGAAGTATTATCAAATATTCTAAAATCTCTCCTAAAAATAAAAATATTAATCATTTATTTAATTAATATCATAAAATAAATGAATAATTTCTATAATTTTATTTGTATTATTAAATAACCAATATTTAATACATTCTCTTAAATTATTTAATCTATTATCCCATTCAATTATTTTTGATTTTTTTATTGTTAGTAATCCATTTTTATTAATACTCCAACAAGACGTAATTTTATCATTATTTATAATGTAATCATCTGGATTAAATCTTATAAATATTATTGATTTATAATTAACATCTCTCGATATTTCCATTAATCTTTTATTTTCACATGAACAATCATAATTATTATGCTGATTTTCATCAATTTCTATTATAATTATTTGATTATCTAATTCGATATATATATCAGGTCGTCTATTAGAACAACCACCTTTAATCTTCTTATCATTAATAATATTAAATTGTGGAAAATTAATTTTTATATAATCACATACTGCTTTTTCTTTAGTTCTATAATTTTTACATATATTTTCATTTGGAAATAAATGAATATAACAGAATAAACAATAACCTTTATATTTATTTTTTACAATTGTTGAACACCAAGAAGATTTGCATCTTCTACTTATAACATTAATCATATCATCTGTTTTACAATCACTACAATATAGTCCTTTAACTTCGTTTTGATTATTAAAGACAGGTTGTTTTAATTTACATATAATACATTTTCTATTTTTAACATCAATCATATCATTTGTTTTACAATCACCACAATATAGTCCTTTATCTTCATTTGGATTATTAAAGTTGGGTCTTTTTAATTTACATTTAATACATTTTCTACTTATAACATCAATCATATCATCGGTTTTACAATCAGCACAATATAGTCCTTTAACTTCGTTTGGATTATTAAAGTAGGGTCTTTTTAATTTACATTTAATACATTTTCTACTTATAACATCAATCATATCATCGGTTTTACAATCAGCACAATATAGTCCTTTAACTTCGTTTGGATTATTAAAGGCAGGTTGTTTTAATTTACATTTAATACATTTTCTATTTTTAACATCAATCATATCATCTGTTTTACAATCACTACAATATAGTCCTTTATCTTCATTTGGATTATTAAAGTTGGGTCTTTTTAATTTACATTTAATACATTTTCTAGGCATAAATAATTTAATAAATAAAATTAAAAAATCATTTTTTTATATTTAAAAATTGATTATTTATATTTATTTAAAGGTTAATAAAAATGGCAGATGATGAATTATTGTATAATTTTAATAAGATTTTATTGGAAAAAAGAGATGAAATTATTGAGATTTCTAAATCTAAAAAAAGGGAAATTAAAAAAGTGATTAATCCTGAAAAAATAGATAAAGATACAAAAGATACTCTTAATCGTCTGAAAGTTGAAAATGAGAAAAAAATCAAATCATCAAAGGCATATAAAAAGAAAATGCAAGAAGAGAATTAAAAGGATGAATGATGATCCACAGGAAGTTTTAAAAGAGCTTTTAACGAGACCATTTATCAAACAACGTTCTCCTGAATGGTTTAAACTTCGTGAAAATCGTTTAACTGCGAGTGATTTACATGATGCCATTAAAAACCCTTTATCATTATCTAAGAAGAAATTGAAAGGAACTACATATAATTCTAATGCTATTCCTGCTTTAAAATGGGGAACTATGTTTGAAGCGGTTGCTACAAGTATATATGAAGATATGAAGAAGAAGAAAATTTATGAATTTGGATTAGTAATCAATGATGATATTAAGAATTTCGGGGCATCTCCTGATGGAATTACAGAAGATGGAAAAATGATTGAAATTAAATGTCCTTATAAAAGGAAGATAATTGATGGGGAAATTCCTGAAAAATATCAATATCAAATCCAGGGACAATTGGCGGTATGTAGATTAAAGGAATGTGATTATATTGAATGTGAATTTAGTTGTTATGAATCAAGAGAGGAATATGAGATAGAATGTAAGGATGTAAATTATCATGGAATTATAGCTGAATTGAAGAAGGATAAAGGAGAGATTGAATATATTTATTCGAAACCTTTACAAACAATAGAAGATAATTATAAAGAGATGGATAAAATAGATAATGTAAGTAAATATAATTATTGGAAATTGAATTTGATTAATATTCAGGAAGTGAAATTTAATAAGGAAAAATGGGATAATGAAATTTTACCAAAAATTAATGAATTTCATATAATTTATATGAATGAAAAGAAAAATAATAATAATTTATTTATAAACGATGATTAATAATATTTGTTATATTTGGTTCTGTATAAATACTATTAATATTAAATTCAACATTTTTAATTTTTATTCTATAATTTCTATGTTTATAAATTATAGTAGATGTTATTATTTTAATAATATTTGTATTGAGTGTTGCTGAACTAATAATTGAAGTTGGAATAGTTTCAATAGATGTTATAATTATATCTGTAGTGGATGTATTAGATAATTCTTGAATATTAAATGATAATGTAGTTCCACTAGGAATATCATTAGAACATTTAAAATTAATTATTATTTCATTTTGAGGAGGTGTTTCTGTTCCTTTAATAATAGAATAAATACCATTTATTTCTGTTTTATTATTAATATCATCTAGTTCAAAAGGATATGTATTATATGATTGTATTTGACCTTTATTATTTTTATCATATAGAGTTTTAATAGAAGCATATTTATCACTATTATTTATTATATTTAATTTTTTAACATAAACATTGCTATCTTGAATATACATTCCAGCATTTTCATCTTCACCGCCTAAATAAATCCCACGATTTTTTAAATCAAATTTTGCTAATACTTTTTCTTTATTTTTATCATAAATTAATATATTATCTGTAGTATTATTTGTTGAATTAGTAGGGAAAATGTTAAGACCTTTATTATTAATATTCATATCCATACAATTTTTATTTTTATCACATAATCTAAAATTAGATATATTATCAGTTTCAATAGTCATTCCTGAAATAGCATTAACATTTCTTAATAAATCTAAAGAAAGATTTGGAGAAACACCAAATTGATAATTATAAATTGCTTCATTTATAGTCGTTCCATTTGATTTATATTGAATAAATTGTTTAATATTTGTATCAAATTTATTTATATTTATAGTATTACTATCTATAAGTAAATTTGTTTTATTTAAATTTGAAGAATAATTATTAAGAGAATTTTTAACTTCATAATAATTATCTTCCGATTTTAAATCAACTCTACTAACTTTTTTATTAATATCATTTATTTTTGTATTATTTTCAGTAATACTTGAACGAATATTATCATCTATTTTAGAAATACTTGTATTTATATAATTTTTAGTTTTTTCAAAATTATCATCAACATCTTCTTTATAATTACTATAAGAAGTATAAAAATATGCTATTAATATATATGCTAAAAATAATACAAGAACTAATACAATTATAATTATATTATAATATAAATCATTCATTTCTATCAATTAATTATATTTTAATTACTTTTATTTCATCAACAAATACTTTATTATTTATATTATTATCATTACCACCATTAACATCACCACCAATAATATCACTAGTATTACTAGCATCACTACCACTACCACTATCAATATCACTATCACTAGCATCACTAACTTCACTACCATCACTACCACTACCATCACTACCACTACCATCACTACCACTAGCATCACTACCACTATCGCTTAAATCACCATCGCTTAAATCACCATCGCTTAATTCATCATCAATACTAACACCATCGCTTAATTCACCATCAGGGTTTCCACCTTTTTTCTTTTTTAATTCTTCAATTTCATCATCTGTCATTTGTAGAATTTTTATTAAATCATCTTTTTTCATAGTTGCTTTAATTTTTAAAGTTGGAAATTTAATTTTAATTTCATCTTTTAATTGATTAATAGTTCTATTATCTTTTTTAACTTCTTTTTTAATAACTACTTCATCTTTTTTTAATAAATTTAATAAATCATATTTCTTCATCTTTTCAAGTCCTTTAATATCTGGAAATTTATTTTTAACAGCATCTATTATATCTTTCTTATTAGATTTTTCATTAACATCCTTAACATCCTTAACATCCTTAGCATCCTTAACATCCTTAGCATCCTTAACATCCTTAGCAACTCCTTCTAATATTGCTAAAAGGTCTGAACGTTTTTTAAGAGTTAATCCTTTCATATTAGGAAATTTAGCTTTTATTTTTGCTATAAGTTCTTTTATAGATATATTAGCAAATTTATCCTTGAATTTTAATTCAACTTTAATATCTTTTGGTTCATCTTCATCAATATCATCTCCAACTATTATATCATCATCACTAAAATCTTCTTCTATTTGAAGATCTGTATAATCACAATTGAAACGCATTTGAATACCCATTGCTTCAAATTCTTGTGTTAATAATTTAAAACAATATGGAGTTTCTATAATATTCATTTCTGTTCCTCCACAATTTTTACAATAACTTTCTTTAATTTTTTCACTATATATTGGAGCAGTTCCGCATTTTTTACAAACAATCCATCTATAATTATCTGATCTATCCATCAAACTTTCCTTTATAAATTTGGAAATTCCATGAGATATTAAACTATCCCTTTCCATTTCTCCAATACGTAATCCACCTGCTTTTCTTCTACCACCTGTTGGTTGTCTCGTTAATTGAACCTTTGGACCAGTTCCACGAGCATTTATTTTTTCAGCAACCATATGTTTTAAACGGAAATAATATGTCGGTCCAATAAATATTGATGAATTTATCTGTTTTCCATTATATCCATTATATAATATCTCATTTCCATATTTTTCAAATTTATGTTTTTCCAAATTTTCATAAATCTTCTCATAATCTAAATTAATAAATACTGATCCATCTCCTAAAAATCCCTCCAAACAACATAATTTAGAATATACACATTCTACTAAATGTCCTATTGTCATTCGTGAAGGAATAGCATGAGGATTTACTATTAAATCTGGTCTTATACCATCTTTAGTAAATGGCATCTGTTCTTCATCTAATATCATACCAATAACACCTTTTTGACCATGTCGCGATGAATGTTTATCTCCAAATTCTGGTATTTTAATTTTCATAAATCTTATCTTACATACACGAATATCATCATCTAATGTTTTAGAACCTATAAACACTTTATCAATTTTTCCATAATAAGTTTCATCAGTTGTTAAAGAAACATCAGTATATGTAGTTTCCTTAATTTGTTCTATAAATAATCCTCTTTTAACTTCTTTAAGAATATCTTTAATTAATATCATTCCTAATACAACTGCTGTTTGACCTTTAGGAATATACGAACCTTCTTTAACTACACCATTTTCATCAAGTAAAGTATAATTAGCATGTTTAACTCCATTAATCTTATAACCTTCTTCTCTCATTTTTATAGGATTAGCAAAAACAACTCTTTCGTATTGCGAAACTTTCTTTTCACTAGCAGAAAGAGATTTATAATAAGATAAATGAAATAATCCTCTTTGAATAGATTTACGATTAATCATTAAACTATCTTCTTGATTAAATCCAGAATAAGTCATAATAGCAACTATTAAATTAGCACCATTTGGCATAGCATCACTTCCAGTATATTGAGCATGACGAGTATTAATAATAGCTTTTTGTGGATAATGTTGAATAAATCCAAAAGTATCAAAACGTTTATTAAAATTTGTAGCATATATTCCTATTGCTTGTTTCGTTTGTGCTGCGTGAAAAACATTTCTAGCAGATTGATTATGATTACACATAGGAATATTAGCAGAAACTACACTTAACATAGTAGACGGATGAATTTCGAGATGAGTATGATAATTATTAATATCATTATTAGTCATAGCAATATAAGAATTGTCTGTTTCTTGAGGATCTATATATTCAATAACAGCACCTTCTTCTTCTAACATATTTAATATTTCTTCATCGGTTTTTTTAGAAAATATTTCTAAACCTTTAGGATTTGTATATTCATTTTTATAATAAATTTCTTCACTTCTTTCTTTTTTTCCATATTTATTATATTTCCCTATAATCATATCAAACCAACTTTTAAATTCTCTTGTTAATCCTGATTTACCATTTTTAAGAATTATTAATGGTCTAACACCTCTTCCAGCATCTACAAATATCTTTATCTCATTATCAAAAGTATTCCAAGAGATAGATGTTAAAATATTTATTAAAGCATTTCTTTTATAAGCTTTTAAAGTTCTTAAAATTTTTATTGGATCATTTGTAATTCCATACCAATTATTATTAATAAGAACTTTTGTTATATTTCTATCCAATTTTAGATTATAATTTTCAATAGGAATTACACCTATATCTAATAAACATTCACGAATATATTGTGGATTTGTTCCTGCTGTAACCTTTGCTAATAAAGCAAGATTTTTTAAATATCCAATAGAAGCACCATCAGGACTTTCAAAAGGACACATAATTCCATATTGATGTGAATGAAGTTTATGAGGAGATGTTATTTTTAAACTTCTATCAATTGGCATATTAACTCGACGAAGATGTGATAAATATCCAATATAACTAATACGAGATAAATCTTGAACTCGTCCCAATTCTGGATCATCATCTGTTTCTAATCCCCAACGACCTTTAAGAGATTTAGCAAAAGTATTAGCAATAAGAACAACAGGAATTAGACGATAAATATTATCTTTATTAATAAAATTTGAAAAATTATTAGTATTTTTCCAAGCTCCAAAATAATAAAAATTATCCATAGTATCTCGAATTGTTTTTCTTAATCTCATATATGCTTCTTGGAACAATTCTGCCAATAAAAACCCACTAATATTAATCCTTTTATAAAAATAATTATCTCTATCACTTTCTTTCCTAATTTTATAAATAACATTAAAAAATTGTTTCGTTAAATATCCAAGATATTTTCCCTTATTCTCAAATAAATTGATATTTGGAAATATATCGGCGGCAAATATATATCTTATATGATCTATTGATTGATATTTAGTTCTAAATTTAAGATAATTTAAAGCATCTTCCTGAGTATATATATAATATTTAATTCCATCATTCTCATAATAATTATTGTAAATTGATGGACGAATAAAATTCTGAAAAAATGTTTCTTCTAATGGACTATTATTTATTCCAAATATAGTTTCATAAATATCCTTATCACTCTCTATCCCTAAAGCTCTAAATAATATGAATAATGGTATTTTTTTATCAATTGATGGAAGATTTAAATAAATACATCCCTTACTATTACTAAATTTCTCAGTTATTTCTTCATCAGTCTTTACCAAATAAAATTCTAGTGTCTTAGGAACAAGTATTGTTTCACCAATTTCTCCTGAACATTTAATCTTTCCTTTGTATGAAAAATTATCATCATCTTTTAATTTTCCAATTATTAAACAATTATTTGTTTCACTTTCTTGTGCTATAATTATCTTTTCCTTACCATCTATAATAAAATATCCTCCAGCATCATATATACATTCTCCTAATCTTTGAAGAACTTTATTACCATTACCATTTAAAACACAAATGTCTGAATGAAGCATAATAGGAATACTTCCAATAGCAACTTTTTCAATAACTTGTCTAAATACTTCATTATCTTCATTAGTAATTTCTATGAGAACATTAGCATATAAATGGGTTTCGTAAGTAATTGATTTTAATCTTGCGTCATTTGGAGTTATAATCTTTTGAACACCATCTTCATAAGTTATAGGATGATCTATGAAAATTTCATCACTATTTTTTCCACCAATATATATATCTGTTTTCATTTTAATATTTTTATTATTTTCGTTAAATTTAATCATAGTAATTGGATTATATGATTTAATAGTTTGTGGAATATATGTTTTAATTAATTCACGAAAACTATCTAAATGATGATTAGTGAAAGGATATTTATGATCTTTGAAATATAAATCTAATATTTCCCAATCGTTCATTTAATTTATGAATGGAAAAAAAATAAGATAATTATTTTTTACAACCTATGCTATTTGGAGAACAATATAAATATGCTTCATTAACTTTTATAGATTTTTCATTTAAAGAATTCTGTATTGATGATATATTATCCATATTTGCTTGATTTATTGTTTCTCCGTTTTCATTATTATTATATTTATTAATAAAATTTATTTCTTCATTAATAAATTCTTTAAATTTTTTACTTGTAGATTCATAATAACCATTTCCATAAATACTTATATAACCATCATCTTTTATTATTAAACTAAATGGAGGTTTGCAAAATTCACAATCATCAACTAATGATGGTATTTTATATAAATAATTTCTCTTTATTATATTTCCTTGATTATTTTCAAATGATATTAATAAACCATTTTCTTGTATAGTCATTTCTATAGGATTATTAATAATCTCCTTATTTAAAAAATAAATAATTTTTTTAGTATCTGTTTTAAATACAGGAACAAATCCATTATTATTTAATTTCATACCATATTTCTTATCAAATGAATATAATATTTCATCTACATTTAATGTATCTCCAAAATTAAATATATTTTCATATGTAGGAAATACTTTTTTAAAAGGCATATATCCAATCTTATTAATTAACAATTCTTCTTTTAAAAAATATAATGACATTACAAATTCAGGAATTCCATTCATCTTTTTTAAATACGACAATTCTTTAATAATTTTTTCACTATATATCTTTGAATAATGATTGATTTTTATATCATCTTTACTAGTATCTTTAAGATTATTTGAATAATATTTTTTAATGAAATTATTAATAATTGAAATTACTAAATTTAATGGAGATGTATATCTAGATAAATATTCACTTTCTTCTTGAGATAATTCTTGAGAAGTTTGAACTTTATTTGATAAACGTGTATATGATGACAAATTTTCTTGAATTTCTTTGATAGCATTATTTTTTATAAATTCACGAATATCCGTATTATTATTAGCAAAACGAACATTACATAAAAATCCATTCGTTTTTGATAAGCATTTATTTGGAAAAAATGGCGATTTATCAGTAGCATTCTTATTATTAGTATCATCATCATCTGTATATGGTGGAAGTAGTGTATTAAAATCATCACCTATATCTGCTACACATCCACCATCTAAACAAAGATTCATTAAATCATCATATAATATATATTTACTTTTATCATTATTTTTAATAATAGTTATAATTCTTTCAATAAAGTCTTTATTCATTTTATTTTTTGTCATTTCTTTTCTAAATTTATCATCATCAAATGTAGATGTCCTATCTATATTCATATAATAACTACTATTAATAATTGTATTAAAGAAATAGAAAGAATTAGTTAAATCATATAAATTTGCTATAAATTTATAAGTATTTGTTAAAAATGGAACATATAAATAAATTCTAATATTTCCTTTAAATTTATATGAATTTATTATACTTGAATTATATTTATAAACATCTTTTTCATTTGATAAACCAGATTTAAAAAACCCTTTTAAATAATCGAGAATTACTAAATTATTATCATATATAGGTATATCAGTATTACCATATTTTATAGTTTGTTGAGGTGGTGCTATTTTAGGATCATGTTCAAATGTTTCAGAGTCAAATAAATTAGAATCTAGTTCTAATTCTCTACCAAGTAATACAAAAATAGGATAAGGAATTTTTATATCAGGATTATAAATTTCAATTAATTTTGTGTGAATATCATTTATAATACTATTAATAGTATTATCAATATCATCAGTAGAATTAGCATAAATTACTTTTTCGATAAATAAAGTATTTTTAGGTTTATGAATTTGTGTTTTATTAAATTGTTCATCAGTCATAAATATACATTTTTCAAATCTTAAAGATTTAAATTTTATTGGTGTTTTTCTAGTTTTTTTATCACAGGTAGTCTTTTCTTTTTCCATTAATATAATTTTATAAAAAAAATATGAAGTAATATGGTGAATATAATAATAATTATTATTAATAAATAATAAAAAATTATATCAAAATTTTCTATTGTTTTAAGTATTTTTTCATTATTATTTAAATTATGATTTTCTAAAAAATTTAAATCTTTTAATTCTAATTCATTCATAAATTTTGAATATTTATCCTTAATATTATTATTATCCTTATATTTCTCTAAATTTTCTAAATTTATTAATATCGTTTTATCATTCATATTTTCTATAAAATCTGTTATTGGATTATTTCTAAAAATATTAAATAATTTCTCATTTTTATCTTCATTTAATATTATAAATTTCTTTAAAAATTCATATTTATTATCATAAACATCTATATATTTTAATAAATCATTTTCCTTCTTTATTAAATTAATATGTTCATCTATATCCTCATTTAATACGTTATCAATAAATCCAATCTTTTTTTTTATATTTTCATACATATTCATATATAATAATGAATATTCTTTAATATTTGCCATGGTTAAACGATTACTTACATAATATTTAAAAGTCGCTGGTGCTAATATTGAAACAGGACTTGTGCTTGTTCCTAATGTTATTGTAGGTATAATATCAAGATCTGTAATTCCAGTTCCACTATTTAAATTATATATTTCACCACTTAAACTCCCATTTCGTAATGCTTTAATATTTGCTGTTGCTTTTGCTTCTGTTGCTGGTTGAGTAATAGTAATAGTATATTCTGTATTAGGTATATAACCAACACCTCCATATGTCATTTCTATATTTGTAACTGAACTAGAACTTTCAGGACTATTTATAATACCATTAATATCATTAATATTATCATAATTAATATTAAATATTTTATTAAGGGTATTATAATAATTAGAATAATTTTGAAAAAATTTGTTAGATAATATTTCATCTAATTTAATTAATATTTTTTCAATATTATAAATTAAGATAATAAGGATTATTATAAAAAATATAATAAAAAAATTAATGTATTCAAAACCAATAAGGAAAATTAAAATAAAAAAAATAATAGTTATATAAATAAGATTTTTAAATACATTTAAAGAATTTAAACTATTTTTAAATTTAAAATTGTTTTTAATTAAATATTTATATAAATTATAGCGAAGTTTAAATAATTCCATTCTATTTTTATTAAAGACAACTATTTTCCATAGTTTTATAAAAATCAAAATACCATTTAATAATTGTTAAATAATAAATAAACAATATTATAAAAATCCCTAATAATAAATATAAATATATTATCATTTCTATATATTATAAAATTTTTTTAAATT